CGTCTGACCATGTATCTGTACCGTCTGCACTGATTTCTGTTGTATCCACGGCAACTGTCACAGCACCACCGTCACCACCGGCATCAGTGACATCTATGCCATAACCGGCTGTCAGGACACTCTCATCTGAAAGAGACCCTTCTGCTGCGGTAACAACGAAATTCAAAGAGGTTGCTGCCCCTGTTCCGGCAGAGGTGTCAACCCACCCCCCTGTTTCTCGTACCATTATCGCATTATTAGCAGGATCATATGCCATGAAATGCTTTGCTACAGTTGCGGGAGCCACGTTCACATATGCTGGAAGGACAATACCCTCATCAACTCCTTCGGAGTGTGTAATCCCTGAAAAATCTATAATGTCCCCATCTGACAATGTTAGGGTTGCACCCAACGCTTCCATTGTCCATGAACCATAATTTTCCAGCTTACCAGTAACAATATCATCTCCTTCCCATGTTCCTGTCCCAATCGTTCCCAACGTGGTAATATTGGCAGATCCAACCCACGCTGCCAGTTCTGCGTCGGTGGTAAGTGCGGAAAGCTCCGTACCGTCAAGAAGATCTGCATTGAGATTAGAAACAACCGTTGTCGATGTTACGGCAAAAGGGGAAGTTCCTATCGCTATGTCGGATATAAACCGTAAGGCTGTTACTGTGTACGGCCCCACATCCCAATTGGCTGTAAGAGGTACAGTTCCATCGGCAAGCAGATCACCAGTCCCGGAACCTCCTGTTGCAGTCAAGGTTGTTCCGGTAATATCCAAACCGGTTCCAACGTCGAGCCACACAATATTTCCTGAAGTATCGTCCCAAAAGACGATGCGGTCCCTCCCTGGATCGGTCAAAGCCGCAATATCATCGAGAAAAGCGTCCCAGGCCTGTATGTCTGTTCCGATTTCAAGGTCAAGCAGCACTTTCATAGCCGCATAGTTCGCAGCCTGCACAATAGCCAGGCCGTTAGCCGTGACAACTTCTTCGTCTGTAAGCCCTGCCTCAGCATCCCTTGTCAGATATGACGCGCCAGCATCAGCGCCGGTACCAGGAGCAACAGACTCAAAGTTTAATTTCTTACCATTTGTCGTAAGATACTCTCCCGAGTGTCCCTTCTGTTTCGGAATGGGATTAAAAAACGGCCCTGCGTATACATTGGCAACCTTGGCAAACAGCACAATGAATAACCATAAAACGAAAAACCACAATAAGATTCTTTTCATTTTTAACTCCCCTCATACTTCGCAAAATTAAATTGCAGCGTGACCACGCCGGACACATCCGTGGTGTCATCAATGCTCAATGTCAATGATGTGTCATCAATCGGTTGAGGACCGTCTGCAGGTTGCACAATTTCGGGAGCAGTAATACCCAAATCCTCACCATTACCGCCCAGAATGTCGTAATCGAGACTGTCTTTCACATACACATTGAACTCTGCAGTCATTGGTGTCGAACCCGGAATCTGCTTCATCTGGCTCAAATAGCACCCGGTTTCTTTTAGGTAATTGAGCACATCTACCGGTAATAGATAATCATCAACAGTCCCATCCCCTGAATCGCCAGTGACTACCAAAGTCAGTATTTCTGCTCCGGTCCCCGTAAGCTTACTTGTTGCCACGACTGAACTTGCCATTATGTCCACCCCTCTGGATCTTCTATTTGTACTGGTTGAAATATATGCTTTGGACTAAACTTGTGCCCCATAGCTAAGGTTTGAAAGGCATCTGCCCCATTGCTGCAAACATTATGTAAAGGGCTTGTCCTGTAAGTTGCTAAGTCCTCATTCCATTCTTTTCTGTATCCTTCCAGCATCTTAATACCTTCATCACATCGTTCTTCATCAAAAAAGACTCGACCGGACCCAAGCATTTGTCTTGCGGCAGCGATTGAGTCGAGTTTAACTTTTACTCTGGGTATTTTTCTGAACTTAAGACCGTATTTCAGCGCTGTTTTCATCCTGGAAACTCCTGGGCCAAGCTCTCGGACAGAGATATCATGCGGCGCAACGTGTTCGCTGTAACGATATTCTTTTTTTTCAAGAATCTTGGAATAGAACTCCAATCCTTCACCGCTGTTCTGGTAATAATCAATTACATGAATCTCACGGCCTACGTCCTGTGTGAACCAGATAGCGTTAATATCGTCCATGCCAAGATCCCACCAGGTGCTTACTATGGCATCATTATCAATAGGTACTTTACAGATGTGACCGCCTTCTCTAAGCTTCTCAAACTGTGAAGAGAAGTAGGCACCTTCAATTGATTGCTCAAAGGCTTCTTTAGGCGTTGAAGGATGCTCTTGCTTCATATCGGTGCCAAGCACCTTGTCTTTTTGAACATACCAATACTTTTGCTTTAGCGTGAACTTCCGGCCTATTTGTTTTTCAATCTTTTCAAAATACGTTGACAGCCTGGTTGAGATAGGCACAGGATCATCGAGAACATTCCCCTGCTCCTGCCACCAGGCAAAGAAATGAAACTTGTAATCCATCCTGTTATAAATGCGTCTGCCGGCATCTACCTCTATCTTGAGCTTTTCAGCCTCCATACACATATCATAGAACTTTCCTGACCTGCCCTCTGCTGTACTTTCAATAAAGACTTCCTGGCCTGCCTGGACAGCCTGTAACGATCCTGTAACAACCTCTCTTGCTTTCTCAGGGTATTTAGCGCATATCTTTCCGAACTCACTGATATGCAACATCTGAAGTGTTCCGGATCTCATGGAGGTACCAACAGAGATAATGGAATCATTGTCCCATCCGAGCTCTGACTTAGATTCTATTACGGTCGGCCTGGCTGCTCTTATGTTTTCATTGATGTGATCCCAGGGGTATTTAATCTTTCTCCGGAATATCTTCTGAGCATCGTCTTTGTTGTGTGCGATAATCCCGGCTTCAATATTGCTGTTAAAAATACATTCATCGAGCATGTAGATATCAATAAATGTAGTAAATCCAAGCTGTCTTGCTTTCAATATGAGGTTGAGATAGTGCAGGGCTTCAAAGAAATTTTCCTGAATCGGATTCATCTTGAACCTGACCGATTTTCCGATTTTATCCAAAATCATGTAGAGGTTATCCATCCTCCACCATTTGTCAGAAAGGTTCTCTACTGCTTCATTTCTGGATAAATCATTTGTTGCGGGTTCGCCCATCAACCTCACCTAAAATGCTCTTTGTTGCATCAATTATGGCCTGTGTGCTGTCAGAGTCTAACCCGTGGTTAATTTTCTCAGGAGCATCCATTCCAAAGACTTTCTTCATAGAATCACGATTAGCTTTCTTATCCGGTAATTTATACTCATACACTCTTTTAATTACTTTCGTTTTCTTGTCACTCAGGACTACAGTTTCAGTGACTTTCAAACCTGCAAGGCCCAGAGCCGTATCATCATCCAAATCAGGTACATCTTTCAGGTGGCCATCATCGCCATATAATTTTCTTGGATCAAACCGGATATCTCTTGTATAGCCTTCCATTATTTCTTCGACTGAGGCTATATTCTCTTTCTTTGCAAGTTGTTTTCGCTTTTCCGCAATCGCTTCTTGGATGTAAGGTTTTGACAAGTTTTCAGGACCGATTACTTTTGCTGTCTTTTTAGAGTATTTCGCACGAATAGCGGCCTGAGTTGCATTGAAATCAACCAAGTATTCATTTACAAATGCCTTTTGTTTATCCGTGAGTTTTTGTTTCTTTGCCATTTTTTCAACAACCTGTTTTTCTTAAACTTAGTCTCATTACTCTGTACTCTGTAGGGCTAAGACCCCATTACCCTTACAAGAGAAAAACCCATTATCTCCAAACCCCGGTGGCACAAAATGCGCCCCTTTCTCACCACAGTTTGGGCATATACCGCTCGACAGTATCCTCTTACGCCTTTTAGCTTGATGAATTTTCTTTAAACGCCGTTTCATTCAAAAGTCCTCAATCTTCATATTCACCTACATCCATGGCAGGATGAGCATTGTCTGCAAGCAATTTTAGAGTGTTTTTTCTTAATATTATCGAACATAAACATCATATTTTTTACCAGCTTACATTCAGGTTTAATATATTTCTTTTTCTTTTTCTTCATAGCGATAGCACTTCTCAAAAGCCAAATTATAAAAATAACTTTTCTTCATTATTCTTAAAAACCGTCGGTTTAAAATTTCTTTATGCAGGGGCGTTATTTTTGTGAAGTAGGTTATGCCATGCTGTTTGTTATTTTCCCCTGCTTTCATAGTTCTTTTTTTCTATTCTCTTTAATGTCGTTTTTGTATTGCTCCGGTGTTATTGAAATAACTGACAGAATCAAAAAGAGATTATTAACTTCCTCGTACGATAATCTGATAATAGCTTGTCTGTCCTTTTCGTTACCTGTCGCAAGCCGCAAAGCATAAAATTCTGGATAAGTGTCAGGCTCTTCTATTGCAAGAATGTCCCACGTTCGTGTCATCTACCCTCCCATGGTAATTGGCCTTGTTACGGGCTTATTGCAGATCGGGCACTGTTCCACGGTTGCCCCTCAAATAGTCTGTCAAGTTTACCGCCAAGCTTGTCCATCTTCTTTTCAACTCGTCTGGTATCGCATTGATACCTTTCAAGCCTTACATATTCCTTTGGCATGTTTGCGATTGTTACTGTGTGCCAACCAGTAATGACAGTCAGGATTGTAATGAGAAGATAAACCAGATATGTGAGCCACTTCACCTGATCTTGACCGAGGCCTTTTGTCATTGCTTCTTCCCTTTCAGCACATCAAGAATGCCGCTCTTTTGCAGGGCTCTGTCACCAAACCAGAATATGAGACAAATCAATAGCGCAGGTTTAAGCACCATCATCTGCTCAACAGTAAAAGCTAAAGGATTAAGCCACCCATGGATATATGCGCCTGTGACCGCAATCGTGATCCCTGGTCGTATCAATGACCGTATGAGCACGATAATCTTAGGCACATCCTCTGCCTTGCCTTCATACTGCAAAACAAAGTTACGGAAGTCTGAATCCTCCTTGAGCGCGTTCTCCATGACATACTGCTGCAAGCTGGCTTGAAGCTTGGCCTTGTCTGCTTCGTCCATTTTGTCGGGGAGAAATTTATTAAGACCGGTTTGAACAACAGATGAAATCGCTGAGACTACAGAAAGGGGATCAAATACCATAAGCGCCTCCATGAAAGGGGTTTTTGTTTTCTTTTATCCTAACATGGGGTTTTGGGTTTGGCATTAAACGACATTAAACGACACTAAACGACATGAGGCGACAAGAATACTTATTGACAGGGGTGTTTACCCTTTTATTTGATTTAATGGTTGACTTTATCAAAAACATACGTATAATTGGGCTTAATAGTAGTTTTAACCTTAACCAAGGAGAATGAAATGTTTGATCAAAAATTAAAAGACATGGAATCTACAATCTTTATAGAGTCCAGTCTATTTGATATAGTTACTGGTTCAAACGTTGGTGTGTCTATGGATATCGTCTTTAAGGGGTGGCACAGATACACATATGACGAAGCGGTAATTGTGATTAGAGACATAGACCATGTGCTAAAGTCTTGCCCTAAGTGTCTACAGAAGCGTGTGGCCTCACTTAAGAGACAGTTTATAGATTCATTCGGACCGGATATGGAGGAAGTTTAAACCTTCCTGTTACGGCCTGACTCTGTTGGGCCGGTACAAGAGTGTTTAATATTAACCCAAAGGAGGTAGAAATGAAAGCAGTAAGGCTAAATATAACCAAAACTATACGCTATGAACGCATTGCTAGCATGTCTCAGGAACTCATAGATAAAATGTGTAATATGAGTGAGGTTGATTTCAACCAATTCATTCTTGAAAAAATGTTGGGTCCAGGCGTGAGGACGGATTCGGACAGCCACGATGCTGAATACGAGATTTTATAAAGGAGGTTTGCATGACAAGAGGCGGTAAAAGAAAAGGTGCTGGCCGGAAGCCGCTGGCACCTTCTGAAAAACGGACAGTTAAAAAAAGCTATATTCTTACTCCTGGGCGGGCTGAACTTTTAGCAAAGATTGTCAGAAAGCTTGATATCTCTGAAAGCCAGTTTGTTTACAGGGCTATTATTGAGAAGATTGATAGAATCAAATAAGATGCTTATTCCTCTGCTTTAAAATCCATTCATCCAGATCAGCAACCAGGGCCTTCCAGATTGCTTTCCGACCATCGCTTGTGCGGAAAACTGGAAGGCCTTTTTGCAGTTTCAGGGCTGTGATCTTGCGCCGGTCCTCATGGATATAATCACAGATTTCTTTTGCACCGCTTAGATAGCTTTTGTTTGTCATAACTACCCGCCTCCATTAGTCAAATGTGAGCACATTACCACTATCAATAATGGGATAGGGTTGGCTTGTCCATCCATCACCAGCTTGGACGATGTTATCCCCCTTCTTAATTTTAACCTCTGTCTTACAGGTATCCTTATGATCTTTTAAGACTTGCTCAATCTTTTCCCGCACATCCTTGGCTGATATGGCGTTATAGGTGAGGCTGATTGTTACTTCATACTTGACTTCTTTTTTTGCATTATCTTTCAACACGACCTTAGCGTCACACACCACTATTGGTACCAATCCAAATATGATATGGATAGCAATTACAGCGATAATAAAAAGTTTCACTTTAATTCTCCTTTTCAGTTAAAAACGGCAGACCACAACACAGTGGGTTATGGCCTACCGGTTTTTGTGTGCTATGAATTATTAAAGAATGCTTTTACACTCCGAGCATTTCAAACTCTGAGAGCGTTATTTCCCTGTATGCGTTTTCAAAAACCTCTTTGGGGGACCAGGATATATATCCGTCTGGATATGTAACTTTGTAACCAGGCCTGCTTTCCTGTGTCTCTGGAACTGGTAGACCTTTTACAACCTTTAAAAATGTCACCTCGTCCATCTCGGTCCCTTGGATAATCTTTGTCCCCACATAAAGTTTTAACGGTCCCTCACATGTTTTGCCTCCTTGGTGGTTGTCCATTAGTTTCTCCTTTTCAGTGTTAAGGTTAGTTGTCACCGCTCCGTTAGCGGGTGAGACTTTGGTGTTATAATTTCAGCCAGTTACAAAATCAGCTTTTCTGGCATTAATAAACCTCTCTAATCGTTAAATGGAAATGGCTAAACGGGTCCATGATAGCCATGAACTGTTTAAAGGTTTTGCCGGAATTAAGCACAGCCCTATGCCCTTGGAGTTTTCCCCAATACTGGGCCAGTAAGATACAAGCCTCTGTATCCCTGGCCCAGTTGCCGGAATGAAATAAAACATCTGTACGCCCCGGTACATCTGTTACTTTCCACGTTAAACCAAAGTTAGGAGAATGGTGCAGGTCACATATATACTGCTGTGCTGGTATGCTGCTTACATTTTCGACATTTAACCTATCTTCAGGCTCAAGCGTCACACAGAAAACCTCTTTATTAATTTTCAGCACTCCAAATGTTCCCTGGCTGCTTTCTTCCAGACGGATAAGTTCAACTATCGGTTTCATTTGATTCTCCTGTTTTAAGTTAAAAACTGCCCAGGATATTGTAGGCCAGGGGCATTGTAAGAGATGGATAAATGATATTGTGCAGCGTTAGGTAATACAGATGACTATGAAAAATAAATAGAAAGCAACGCTAATATCATCCACCACATTCTCTCACTTCACTCGCTACATTACCTCGTATTGGGATTGCACCAAAGAGCCTCATGGCTGTCGATACCTCAGACCGACCGGTACGCCGTTAAGCTGCGGGGCCTTTGGGATGCCATGCCGTTCCTGGGCAGTTTTTAACCTAAAAAGTTTATTCATTATTCAATCCGATATTGCTTAAATTTAACCAAAAAAGGAGGCCCGCCAACCTGCTCTGCATATTCTGGCACAACCCATGATTTTTCATCGTTTTCATCAAGGCAACACCACTTATCCCACTCAGTATGTTTTTCAAGGGGTATAACATACCAGTGGGAATCGTTGTCTGGAACTAAAATATATTCCATTATTGTTTATCCAACCAAGCCACTCCATCAAAGTAAACGTCATCATACCTGGGAGGTGGGTTTGGTTTTATCATAACTCTTTTGTTGTGATTGCACATTTTATGGTTATCTATCAACTCTTTGTATGTTTTGGTAAGCCATTTACATAACTTGATTCTTTTTGCTCTATCATCAATAGCCTTCTGCCATTTCCGATTAAATTCTTCCATTGAGCATGGTTTTTGGGTTTTTGGTTCCGGTAAATATTTGCTCGGAATATCATAACAAGTCCCTATTTCTTTACACAGTTCACATGCGCCGGTACTTAAAGACATGCTTTGAGGCCACTTCTTCTCTTTCCTGCAGCTTTCACAATAGAACATTTTACAACCTCCTAATTTTATTACGTCGAGTTCTAATTGTTCCACTCAAAACCCCCCACGAATACCTCGGTCCTCGGATTCTCTTTATCATGATGCAGCCTTGAGCCATCCCAGGACATTATTTGTTTGTCATTTTTCCAGATAAGACCCTCGAGGGTGTCGCCTATTGACTCAAGGGTTCCGCTCAAATCCATCTGCGGCCCCTTGTAATAAACGTGGACCTCAACACTCAATAAGCCTTCAAGCGGAAACACATTATATAATCTGCATTGCTGCCTAATCAAAGTGTCTTGTATAAGTAGCCGAGCCCTATCATTCCATCGTTCATAAGCCTTTGAAGGCAGCACCTTATAGCCCTTACGCCACTTATTCTTAAATATCCGCTTGCTGTTTTTCTTTATGCGGAGAGTGCCGGGGATGTTGATTGTTAGGATTGATGGTTTCATTGGGATTATGGGGTAGACTGTTTCTTTCAAGCATATCTCCTTTTTCTGCTGTGCCCGTTATTCCTTCGGCTTGCCAGTTTCCTCATTTTGCGCTTGCAGGAAAGCTTAAGCTCCTTGCGCCTGTTCTTTCCGAACACCTTGCTTTTACCACCCACATAATCCAGGCCACCACGTTCAATCATCTTGCCCGAATTAAACAATTTAAACAGTGATTTTATACCATCAAAATCAAGCATCATAACTATTCTCCTTTCGGTTCGCCCTTCTCATATTTCTATACATTTCTTTGCGCTGTTCGTATTTAAAGTTTTCTATATTTTCAACATACTTGCAGCGGGCTGCTGATATAAGCCAAAAACCTAAAGCGACTATTAAAATTATTAATATTTTCATTTTGAGTTCACCAACCCCTTATCTTTCGCCAACCATAACGGCATAGTCACATCAAACCCCTGGTCATTGTCCAGCCTGGCAACTGTGATCCGTCCGTCCTTCACCATCTTTTTGGGGATGAACACCAACTCCTTGACGTTCTCATATCCAAACCCGTATGATTTCCATTCTGGTTTGGATATAAACTTGTCAAAATGCTCTGTATGGGTTTCCGGTTCTTCCCCGTTCATCTGGTCTGTTTGCCGGTGGAAGTCTTCTACGTCACGATTCATAGACTACCTTTCAAAATAAAAAATTATTGGCGATTCTGTTATTTTTACCTGGCCATATCTTAAAGCCCTATCAAACTGAGCATGTCTTTTAAGCCTTGAAATCTGCAATCCCAACTCTACTCTAAATTCTTCAAGCCTCATCCCGTGTTTGTAGTTATTACATTTACGGCAAGATGGATTTAGATTTTCAAACCTGTGAGAGCTTAGCCCTGCTTGATGATGTGCAATATGTTGAGGCCAAATATGATCTACTTGAAAATTCTTTATGGTTATTTTGCAACCACAATAAGCGCACCTTCCAGAATACTTATTAAAAACTTTTAACCTCAATTCTTCCTTCATAGTTTTCCCTCCGGAAGGCCCGCCTCCTTCTCAAGAATAAAATAAAGCTCTTGCACACATGAAGCAGCGGTATTAACTAACTCCTGTTTTTCTCTGGGGAACGGCTCATCCTGAACACCATTAACCGCTTTTGAAATCATGGCAAAAATTATGTTTTGGTAGTTTAGGTTCACCCAATTTGGATTTGCTTTTAATTCAGGCAATTTTCTCTCCTATGTTTGATAATAACGCTTTAATTTGGCTTCTCAATCAGTTATGCATGTAATCTTCATTCTCTTTACCTAATTTTATTAATTCACTACGTGTTCTTGTGGTCATGCCAGCACCATAAGCCTGTTCACACATAAATATGCCTTGTAGGCAACTTGCCTGCAAGCAAACATCGCAAACATAGATAGCCTTATTGAGATATTCATCTGTAAGTTTTTCATTCATCTCAAATCTCCTTTGTCAATTTACCTGCCAGGCTCTTAAACTTTTCCAGCCACAGCGGCGGCGTATTCTTTACAGGAAACACCGCTCTTATGGAGTCCATGACATTTCTTACACTTATCTTTTTTTTCTTCTACTTTTTTGGTCAAATTATCGATTAACGGTTTAGCGGTATGAGGTATTTCAATGTTGTCAGACTTTACCTCAGCTACATAAGCTGCGCAAAAATCTTTTACCCACCACTTAAGATCCTCTTCTAAAATTATTTGAGCCCAATTGTAATACGGCCAGCGTCTTGTCATAAGCTGCATGGCTACAGGATCATCAAGAGCTCCCTCAAGCTCTTTTGTTCTCCCATGTATCCTTAAGTGCTCAATCACTTTATTGGCGCAGACCATTGCCTTATCCTCAAGATTAGGCTGCTGTCCCTCCACGCCTTCGATGATATGCGCTACAGTGGGCATGGTGTTATATTTCCAGGTACGCAGGATCATAGCGCAGGATTTTTCAACCTGATCAATCTCAAATTCTTCTAATGCCATAAAATAGATTTTAAGCTTATCTTCCTCGATCTCAACTCCGGCATTTAGGGCAAGTGTCTTTATTGCAGCCTTAAATCTCTCATTGTCCTGAAATTCCATTTGCACGCTCCTTAAGCCATTTATCAAAATTATCAAAAATCTGTTTCTCTTTCATATTCTTGCGGTCTACATACTGACCGTTTAAAACCTTTGTCATATTTTTGGGTCCGAGTAGCCAATGAAAGTTAGCTGCCCAGTCGTTAACCTTGCCTATGAGGTAAGGACATTCTGAAACACCATCGAAGTACCATTGCCACCAAGAAAGAACTTTGTGCTCTTTCCATCTGGCCTTGATTCTCTTTTTTAAATTATCGCTTAAACTAACTTCAGGTAGGCTCGGAAGTGTTGTGTGGTAAATTTCGATTATTTGGAGGTAAGGGCACATATGTATATCTTTTATCTTTGCAGGTGGAATAGGAGGTGGAATAGGAGGTAAGGGTGGACTTTCATCAGACACACCCTGGACATCTTCTTTTTTATCATCATCCTTCCTCTGTCCAGCCTTTTGTACTGCCCACTTTGCACGTTTTAAATTGTCTTTTTTAAAACGCCTGGACACCATACGGACAAGGTGGACATTATCAATAGAAAATTTATCGTTTTCTTTAAAAAAATCAAATTTAATATCACAAAAATTCAAATCTATGGCATCCATAAAAAATTCATCCAACGTTTCTTTTGTACACCCGAGCATATTGATAAGATGTTTAGGTTTTCTTTTTAATTCGTGTGATTTATTATCGAGCCACATGAAGAACATTATTTTTAACCAAATCGCTTGAGTTGAGAAAGATGCAGCCATGAGTTTTTCATCACTGAGCCAGTCTTTTACATAAAACTGGAATGTAGGAGCCTTACCTTTATCACCCTTCATTAAACATCCTCAAACTCTCTCACAACTTCATAAACTTTTTCATGGATGGGAATATCAACTTTATGTAAAAATAAAGCACAGCAATGAGAATCGCACATTTCACCCTCACCTTTTAAGCAGGGCTCACAGATGATGGTCTTTATCTCTTTGTATTTCACAACTCACCACAGTGGTTTAGGTGAAATCTGGATCTTTATTTATCAAAATACTGTCCTCAACCATTTTGGCCAGATGCATATCTGGGGGCCGTAGGTTCTTTTCTGCTATCTTGAGCAATGCATCATATAGTTCAGGGCGCTTGAGATAATCGAAATCCACAATGATCACTCTCCCAGCTGGGACTTTCAGCACTGTCCTTCTTTCGGAAAGTGTTTGGTTAGACTCATGCATAATTTTTCCCTTTTCTTCATGCGAAGATGTTTTATCTGAAAGAAACTCTTCATTAAGACGAGGAAACTCTTCATCAACACCATCAATCTCTTTCTCTAAATCGTTCAGCAGAGACATAGATTTTTTGCGGTCTTCTTTTGATTTTTCCATAGCTTTCTTCTCCTTGTAGCGTTTTTTGTGGTAACATTTCTTACACCGCCCTTTTAATTCTGCCGGCGCATCACATTCTGGCTCTTTACATTGATCTTTTGCCATAATTTTTTTAATCCCCAATTCTTCTCTAATGGTTTTTCCCTGCTCACACTTTTTAGTGCATTCAGGGTAAAGCACCTGTAAAAAAGGGTATTTAATTTGGAAGAGGTTGATTTCCTGCCTTTCAATGCATCTCTTACGCATCAAAGGGCTGTGATCAAGTTTTATACAGCGAAACATCTTTTGCATTATCTTCTTAGTTCCCGGGAAATGACGTCCATCTTTGACCAGTCCTCTATCCTTACGCATAGATCTGCTGAGGGCTTTCTCTTGCCGTTTAAAAGCATAGATAAGTATGGTTTTGAGATATTAAGTTCCTTGGCCACAACAGATCGCTTCTTTCCTGTTTGTTTTACGTATTTATGAAATTTCATAGGCAGATCCTAAAACACAAATAAAAGCATGTCAAGAAATATTAACAACATGCTATTTTGTACTTGACATCACGTTAACATGATGTAAACTGACACACATGATCAAAAGTAATCAAGCCAAAGTACAGGCCCGAACAGTTATCTCAACAGAAAGTGTTGTAATGTAAACTCTGGAAAATTGGCAATCCTTGAAGCATCTGCTATTATATAGCGGATCAGTAAAGGGTGATTATTAATCTGATTAAACAATACATATGGGTCAACATGCTCGGTGCAGGCCTTTGAGTAAACTGTATACATGGATAGCCTTAAAAAATCCATTCTTACAAGGTAGGCTCTCTGTAAGACCGTTTTGAAGAAGGTTAGGAGTTCGAATCTCTTGTTGGCCCAACCTTTAAAAATCAGGAGGAAAGGTATGTTTAAGGAATTGTTATGAGTTTATCATGCAGTTGTGATTTTGATCAAGATCAAGATGATTTTGAGGAATGGTATTATTATCCTGATGATTTTACAACTTTGAATAGGAAGCGGAGAAAAAGATGTAAGAGCTGTGATGAACTAATAGATATAGGAGCTTGCTGTATCGAATTCGAAAGGTGTAGGCGTCCTCTTTCTGATATAGAAGAAAGGATTTCCGGTGATATTGTACAAATTGCGCCATATTATCACTGTGAAAAATGTGCTGAAATAGCAATGAATCTAATTGAATTAAAATATTGCGTAAATCCTGAAGATAATATGAATGAATTGCTAAAAGAATATCATGAAATGACAGGATTTAAACGACAAGGATTTAGTAAACAACATGGCTAACTATTTTAAACAACCCGCCCTTGCGCGTCCTTCAGGGGTTTATGCGGCTAAACCCAGCCAACCAAGCAACGCTCGTGAGCGCAAGGGGATATACATTTCATGCAGAAAGCGATGCAAGGCCGCTTTGACTTTAACCACATTTATAAGGAGAGCTTATGAAGACAAATGAAGAACGGCTATCATTAACAAATCTTTTGCAGGGGGCAGTAGTTGAGCGTTTCGACATTGTTTTGCAGGAAGTCCTTGATAATGTCCATAACCTCAACTGCGATGCTGATGCTGTAAGGGAAATCACCGTGAAGGTAAAAATAAAGCCTTCTCTGGACAGGGATCTCATTGCCTATTCTGCCAATGTGGTTCCAAAGCTTGCCCCACTATCTTCTGTGGTCGGAAAAGCCGTGGTTGATAAAGACGTTAAAGGCAACGGTGTGGCGCATGAAATCATACCGTTCATACAGCAGGAACTACCCCAGAACGTAACCCCAATCAATGAAAGGAAAACTGAAAAATGATTAAAGAGGCAATTGAAAAGATTTTAAGCCTGGGCATGGTTGAACAATTTGACATTGATGGACATAAGTATACTTCAAAAGGACTTCATCCTGTCAAATTTGTCGAATCCATAGCTGACCCCCTGAATATCAACACTCTTACCGGAATCGTGGATTACATCAAGGCCAACCACGACAAGCTTGAACTTAAAACCAGCACACTACACATCTTCTCCCACGACTGTGTATCATTAATCTCTAAAGTTATTGGAGATGTTAAACAGCGCACAATTCACATTAATTCAGACTGCTCAAATATCCTGGAAAAAGGGTTTGAGTTTGGACACTGGCACAGCATCCATAGTTTCATTATCGCTCTGCAAAGCGGCTTTATTGTTAACGACGACCTTAAGATGGTACTTGAATTTGTTTCCGACATTAAAGCGGAGGAAGGCCAGGACTATAAGGACACCGGAGTTGCTCAAAGCGTTACCGCCAGGAAAAGCATTGGATCATCGCTGATAAAAGAGGCCGATGTCCCAAATCCCGTAGCATTGAAGCCCTTCCGTACATTCCTCGAAGTTGAGCAACCGGAATCATCTTTTGTTTTCCGACTCCAATCAGCCGGAGAGGGAAAACCCCCTCTGTGTGCATTGTTTGAGGCATCCGGAGGAATGTGGAAACTACAGGCTATTCAGAGCATTAAAGTGTGGCTGAAAGCTAAGAAGTTAAACGTAACCATCATAGCATAGGCAATCATGAACAAAAAAGAGACAGAGCGCATAAAGAATGTAGACCGCATCCTAAAAAAGATGGCTGAGCGTATGGGTGCGGTCACAGTAGGTACGCCCCTTTGGCAACTGTTTTGCGACGAGGAAGTAGACATTTCCTTCTGTCAAATCCAAATCAAAGAAGCACTGGGAGAACAAATCTATGCAGACAATGGAAAACAAAAAGAAAAGCTGTCCGCTTGAACAAGCGTTAACCATAGCCGTAGTGGTGCTGGTAATAATCAATATCATCAACCAGGCTCCACACTTTTATGCCTTATTTTTCTAAAAAAAGGAAGGATGAAATGGGAGACACGATTAAAGAAGCTTTCGAGCCAGTAGTAACGGGCACAAGCGGTTTCAGTATGCAAGTTTGTGTTCCTAAAGATTGGGGCAATCAGCAAATAATTGCTTTTGCAGAAAAAGAAAACCCATGTGGCACAACGAATGGCTGGCTTATCAGAAAAGAAGGTGATAATGCATTGAAAGGCATGCCGGAAAGGAACCAATGCTCAGAAAGGGGCGGTTTTGTCCATGTAATGTTGGATGTATAACGTTTAGAGCAGCAATATGAGGAAAATTATGGACAAAGAAACGGCTTTACTTAAAGGACAGGAGTTTCCCCAGGCTTTCAAGCTTTTACCTATCGCAGATGGCAAGCCAACGGAGCCAGGAGCCTGGGGAGCCTACCCAATGGATGAAGTGATGCTGCTTTGGATCAACAGTTCTCACGAAGAAGCATTAAAATATTACGATGAACAAATTAAATTCGAAAGAGAGGTTGAAATGACCAAGGCATTGACAGTACAGGAGGAAAAAGGATTAAAGTCCTTACTCAAAAACAACATCAAGGCGATACAGAGCGTATTGCCAAAGCACTTAACCCCTGAGCGCATTTTGCGAATCGCTTATACCGCCATGACTAAAAACCCCAAGCTTGCCCGATGCAGCCAAATGTCGCTTATGAACTCCGTGATTGAGGCATCAATGATCGGCCTTGAAATAGGTGGCCCCCTTGGACAATGCGCGTTAGTTCCATTCTATAATAACCAGACAAAACAGAACGAGGCACAGCTTATTGTCGAATACAAGGGACTTATGTGCTTGGGGTATAGATCAGGCCAGATAGCAAATTTTTCCGGGCATCCGGTTTTTGAAAAAGATGATTTCCATTATAGCTATGGTATTCAACAGAACTTAACACATAGACCATATGACGATGGAGATCCAGGAGCTTTAAAATACGCCTATGCAGTAGTCAATTACAGGCATGGTGGGTATGACTTTGAAGTTGTCAATCACAGGATTGCTATGGAAGCAAAGAGCAGGTCTCCTGCAAAAAACAGTAACAGCTCCCCATGGAATAATTCTATGGACGAACCGGCAATGTGGGTAAAAACTGCTATCCGGAGGCTTGCAAAAAGAATCCCCCAAAGCCCTGAGCTACAACAGGCAGTAGCTTTGGAGAGCAGCCTTGAAAACGGTCAAGCTCAAAATTTTCAGCATGTCATTGATATTGATCTTCCGAATGCCAATCTAACAGATGAGCCTGATAACGGCAACGGTCAAGATGAACAACAGGAAGCGATTGATGTACAGACTCAGGAGCAAGCCCCTGCGCCCCAGGAAAAGCAAGGAATCCACATACCGGACAATCTTCCTCCTGCCGGTCCCGAAGGCCAGACTGTAACCGGCAATGTTGCCCCATCAATCAAACCGACAGAAGTGTCAGAAAAAGACGCAAAGATAATCACAAGCTATAAGCTTACATCTGAGGGCTTTCCCGAAGAAACAGCCCAGGCCTGTAAACATCTGGGCTTCACAGAAGATATCACCCCTTACGAAGCAGAACAAATCATAGCCAAAGTCAACGAAATTATTGACACACAATAGGAGGGCACCATGATCACAAAAGTATTTGCAAAAGACTTCAAGAGTTTTAGCTTTTCTCAAGACCTTACGGGGAAAGATATGTTCTTGGGGCCAAACGGTTCAGGAAAGTCGGTCAGAAGTCAGGCTCTTGTCCTGACCTTGATGGGACAAATTAATGGAACTGGAAAGCGGCCCATGGACATTATGGCTGCATACGCACCCGGAGTCTCAAGGATGGTTGTGGGCTGTGAATATACTGACGACAAGGGTGTAATCACAGAGTTTGAGCGAAGTTTTTCCCTATCATCAAAAGGCACTGCAAGCCAGCGCCTCCGGATAGACAAACGAAAAGCCAGCCAAGCTGAATTTGAAGTAGCCCTGTCACGCATACCAACGATTTTTGACCGTCAGGATTTCTTGGGAAAGTCAGACCAAAAAAAGATTGACGCTATCTTTTATCTATTCCCGCCTGCAGGTGATCTGAAAAAGCTGAATGGTGATATCGATAATCTCACCGAAAAGAAAAACAACCTGCAGGAAAACATCAGAATCGCAAACGTACTTACCGGCAAAGAGATCAAGGAAAAGGCAGAACTCGACCTACCGGCAGGCACACTTGCAGAAGTCCAGGGGGAAATCGAAACGACCACAAAGAAGGTTATGGGAGTTCGGGACCAGATAGAAGATGAAAAGATAGCCCAGGCAAAAGCCAAGGCAACAAAGGAAGAAAAGGAAAGGCAGGAAAAGAAAGCCACCCTGGAAAGAGAGAAAAGAGAAAGAAAGGCCAGGGAAACAGCAAAGGAGATAGTGGCAGAAGGAGAGACCAGAGAACCCCCACAGCAGGTTATCCATAGCTACAGTGCACATGAGGACAGTCTTGCCACCGCTCCCTCAAGCAAGCCCCTTATGAGCGATACTGCGAAACAGATCGTTCAGGAATCTGCCGAAGCCACGCTAAGTGCCCATATAGCAAGGGCGAAGCAAACACCCACTGCAAATCCCATGGATTCGCCTGTGATAGCTGCCATAGAGAAAATGGCTGCTACCTGTGAGGGATGTTCCTCCTGCTTCGCCTTAACTGTTTCCAAGAGAGAACGTAAAAAACACCAGCAAACCAATCCCAAAACAGCATAGGAGGAACCCATGGATTTACAGATACTTCAAAATCAACATGACGGATTAGTGGCAGCAGGAAAGAAGTTGCGTGAGAAAGAAGCTCTTTTCCTTAAAGCGCAAGGCCTTGATGAAAGAATTGCCAAATCTCAAAAGGAGATCATTGCTGAAGAATCTGAATTGGTAAAAATCACGAAGGATCTTGCACTAAAAATCACCGAAAAGAATGAAGCTGTAGCCGGTACCATAACCGCCCTGGCAGAAAAAATGGGTGAAGTTCTGCCCGAAGGTGAAGCCATCCTTGATATCACGGATGGCAGGTTCTTAATCGGCTGGAAAAAAGACGGAAGCCTTCGGGCATATTCGGGATTATCAGGAGGGGAAAAAGTCACCTTTGACTCTGCCCTGGATCAAGCTCTTGGTTGCGGTATTATCGTTCAGGAATCTGCGGAGCTTGATAAAAACTTTCTGCTTCAAGTGATAGAAAAGCTCACCTCGCTCAACAAGCAGGTAATTGTCAACTCATGCCACCCCCCGGCTATGATACCGAAAGGCTGGAATGCGGTGTCGTTATGACCTGCCTGGAATGTGACGATACCGGCCTTACAATGATTAATGTCGGTGAAATAGATTGTGGAATTGATGCCCATATTGAGGGTTACTGCGATTGTGAAGTCGGGCAAAAGCGCATGAGAGAAGAAATGTGCGACAATTGCGGAGAAATGAAAAAAGATTGCGAATGTAACCCATGAAAACTTATCATGGGTTTGGAATAAAGAAAGAGGACCGCCTTGTTCTTCTGGACCTGGCGGTCTTTGATAAGTTTATTAAAAATCTTAAAGATGGAGCTCAACTTGAAGTTACAGTTGAGGAATACCGGGAAGATGGTAATGATGCATTAAGAAAATACTATTTTAAATGCGTAGCCACCCCGATAGCAGCAGAAACGGGTAATTCTGTTGAAACAGTCCATGAGAATATGAAGCTCAAATATTCAAGCCGTGTTGACAAGAAGGGTTTTATCATCATAAAAAGTATGTTCTCAAAAAAAGCCGACACAACCACACAGGAAAAAGAAGAATTCACCCTAAAGGTAAGAATGTTTGCATCCGACTTTTTAAATATGCAAATCGAAAAACGGGGGGGCGGTTTTTAAATCGTATCCTAGAGGATTTTGTAATGCGTTACAGAAATGCACTGCGCTTCGATGAAACAAAAGACTGGGAGAATAATCTTGCCAAGATACGCATTGAGGAAGGCTATACGGCAAAACGACTTGCGGAAGATATTGGTTGCTCAATAGATTTTATTTACAGGCTACAGTCTGGCATGACAGCCCCTATCTATGAGAAAGGGATAACATACGGAGAGCCAAAACCACTAGTTTTAAAAATATGTAAGGTTCTAAAGGCCACTCTTTCGCAGCTATTCCCCAGAGATATTTGCGATATCAGAAGGTGGACAGCGTTAACCGACGACCAGACATTAGATATTACACATTCAAGAATGCCCAAAGATGTAGACGATATGTTCTTAAAAGAATTGATCAAAAGGGCATTGATGACCTTAAGAAAAAGAGAACGGTTAACAATACGTCTTAGGTTTTGGCTTGGCTGGACGCTTGAAGATGTTAGGAATCTTCTCGGGGTAACAAAAGAAAGAATAAGGCAGATTGAAAATAGGGCATTAAGAAAGTTAAGGCATCCGACAAGATGCAGAAGGATAGAGGATTTTTTTTAATAGAGGGGATATGCATAAAACCTATTTCAAAACGCCAATAATCAGGAAAAAAGGCAAGGCATACGAAAAGCTTCAAGCTGAGGTATTGGCAGATGGTGATAACATATGTGAAATTTGTGGACATTGGACCGAAGCTCCGCCGCATCACTCCCCCAAGGTTTCACAAGGTGGGCAGGACAGGAAAGAAGATATGCATATAATCTGTTGTGATTGCCATGATGAATTTCCGAACTGGAAACCCAAAGATATTGGTTGATGATGTTCTTGAAAGATATTGGTATAGGATAGAAAAACATTTAGGAGAAAAAATATGAGCGTTTCATTTGGATGTAAATGTGAAGAGAGAAAAAAACCACCTGAAAAAAGAAAATGGGTTGTACTACAACGGAATTGTCACCACTCAGCCTTTTCAGGATACCATAAAACCTTTTCGGATTATTCAACAGTAATGTGTAAGGCTTGCGGCACAACGGGCAGAACTAAAGCGCATTATGTTTATTCTCTCAAGGACTATAAAAATTAATATATAGTATAGGATAGAGGGTTATTTGAAATGAAAACAATCAAGATTGCAAAATTCGACCCGCTTCACCAGGAAACAGCCGAGGACACTGTTATATCTATTACAGAAGATAACCCAGGCCTCAGCAACAATGACCACAGGTCAATGAAGGATATGGCAGTATATTACGAAGATCAAGCAGACCTGATAGCCGATGCCCTTTACAATTCCTTGCCACAAGGAACTTTTGACCGGCTTGTCATCAAACTACTGCAGCATAAAACTTCCTTGTATAGAGGGAAAACGGAATCATGACGGCATCTGATGGTTGACACCTATTTGAATTTATGCTAAAAAGGGAAACACTTTGACTGAGAATAAAATTATAAATCATCCTATGGTATCCGGCAACAGCAATGTCCGGGGCGTTCTCAGCGCAAAGTATACCATGGGATTTTTATTTTGGAGGTTGTCATGGGAATGATAGAACAAAAAACATGGGAATTATTATACTTAGTTAATTTTTGGTTCTGGTTTGGTTATTTTTTCGCCTTGGCAACGATCAAATTTTTAGGAATTAATTTTTTATAGAAAGGAGATACTATGAACCTAGACCCACAACAGGAAGAATGGAAAGCCATCGAAGATGTTCCGGAGTATGCTGTCTCAAACCTCGGAAGGGTAAAAAGATTAAAAGATGGTGTTAATACATATCCAGGGAGAATGCTTAAGTTAAGAAAAAACAAATTTGGTTATGTAATCGCACAACTCTCACATAGCGATCCAAATAAAACCGATAAGAAAAAGAAAGTGTGGCGAACAGCTCACAGATTAGTGCTTGAAGCCTTTGTCAGTAAAAGGCCAAAAGACAAGGATGGCTGTAATCATATCGATGGAGACAAAGCAAACAACAATTTAATTAATTTGGAATGGGTGACACATTCTGAAAATGAACTTCACGCACACAGGATTGGATTGAAAGATAACGGCCTTGGAGAAACGTCATTCAATTCGAAACTAAAAAACAATGAGGTTTGGTTAATAAAAAAACTTCTTGCAAATAAAGTAGTTACGCAGAGAGCTATAGCGAAAATGTTTAAAGTCCATTTCGCAACAATAAATCATATAAACAGGGGCATTACATGGTCACACATCACATGCCCATAAAAAGGAGGGATATGAATATTTCATTAGATCAACAGCAACAGAATGCCGTTACGTCAGAATCAGAACAGGTCCTTGTATTAGCTGGGCCTGGGGCTGGGAAAACCAGAGTTATAGTTGAACGTGCAGCACACCTTATAGAAAACTGCAAGGTGTCACCGTTCGAATTATGCCTCCTGACATTTACCCGCAAAGCTGCCGGTGAAATGCGTGAGCGTATTCAAGAACGCATCGGCAACGGGGCACACAAAATAACTATTGGCACCTTTCACGCCGTTGCCTTAGACCTTCTCCATCGTTTCGGTGAGCTTGTTGGATTTCAGAAACAAAACTGCACAGTCTATGGAGACTGGGAGGAACAATTTCTTTTAAAAGAGATCGCAAAGGAATTGGGGCTTCACAACGGTAAAACCTGGAAAGGAATTAAAAAGAAAGAAATCAGTGCTGTGTTCGCCAAGTATTACCAAGAAGGTGTGGAGCCAGACAAAGAAGATCCTGCCTATGGCATATTCAAAGCTTTCATTGCCCGTTGTCGAGAAAATAACAGTTATACTTACGGGAGCCTGCTTACAGGGTTAAAACTTCTTTTACCCCAAATAAAACAATACCTGAACTGGAAACACATGGTTGTAGACGAAGCGCACGATACGGATAAGCTACAGTGGGAGTTGATTCATACAATGAAAGACTACTGCAATGCGTCTCTGTTTGCCGTTGCAGACCCGGATCAAGCCATTTATGGATGGCGTGGGGCCGATGTTGGGTATTTACTCCGAAACAAAGACAGTTTTGACATATTCAAACTCGAAACTAATTACCGTTCAAAACCGGGAATAGTCAGGGCAGCAAACAGCCTCATACAGCACAACTCTGACCGCCTGGACAAAGACATGAAGGCACACCAGTTTGATGAAGGCAACCAGGTATTTGTTGTAAAGGATACAGACAGCGAAGGAATAGTAAAACTGTCAAAAGTATTTGTTGATGAAGATATCTGCATCCTTGCCCGTAACCACGTCTTTCTAAACAAAATGTCTCGGTTAATGGAAGAACAGAAAATCAAGCACACCTATGTAGGAAAGGAAAGCGCCCTTACAAAATCAGAGGAATTTAGACGATTTCACGCATTCCTGAAACTGATCGTCAATCCGTATGATAATTTTTCCTTTCTCCTGATCAGTGACCTTGTTGGATTATCAAAAGCGGATTACGCAGATATCCGGTACAAGGCATCACAGGAGGGAAAGAGTCATTTTCAGGTGTGGTACAACTCCTTTGTTGTTCTTGACAACAACAAAATCTTTATCCAATTCTACGATTCTATTGAGCAATGGGACTTTGAAAGCACCGTTGGCAATTTAGAATCGATATGGTATCCCTCATTAAGTGACTGGCTTGGGGATACTGACCATAAACCCCCGTTTGATTTTGCCCCATCTTTGGGATTCGCTACTAACTGGGTTAAAGATAATCCCAAGGGAACAACGATAGACTACCTCAACTGGCTTGCAACATACGACCTTCAGGAAGAAATAAAAAACGACACCAAAGGCATTCAGCTAATGACAATCCATGCCGCAAAAGGGCTGGAATTCCCCATTGTAATAATAGCCGGATGCAATGAGGGGATACTTCCTGACAAACGATCTATCGCCCAGGATGATGTGGAATCGGAGAGGCGCTTAATGTACGTGGCGATAACTCGCGCAGAAAGCAGACTAATGCTGACAGTAAGACCGGAAGCATCAAAATATAAAGGTCAACTCAAAGTCACCCCGGTATCAAGGTTTATAAAAGAAGCCCAGGTTGATGATCCTTGTTTGGAGAAAATGGCATGAAAGTAAAAGAAGTCCCAGTAGTTCAATATAAAACAATAAACGCATGTATGGCAGCATATTTTTGTTGTGACGTTAAGGATCTTGACACCCTTGAAGGTAAGTGGAAATTCATGAGTGCCGATGGAACGGAAGATATATGTGCTAATAAGGATGCTATAAAAGATATTAGGAAACTCAGTGCTTGGGGGTGGGTCGAAGGCAAAGAAACAATTCATCTGTTTGTCAGGAAATCGGCCAAGTTGAAAGACGTGATTAGTCTTCTTGCTCATGAGGTGGGTCATACACGACGCCCTTTTCACAAATCAGTTATAGAAGAAAAAAAGGCATGTATTTTTGCCGAGGTTGCCCGTTGTGCTTTTGATTTATCAACAGAGATTCTTAATAATGGAGGAACAACAACAAACTGGTCAGATATTAAGTGCAATAAATGCGGCCATAAATTTAAAAGCGTATTAAAATGTACTAAATGTCCAAAATGCAAATCTAATGAATCTTTATCTATAAGGAGATAAAATGAAAAGACTGATTATCATCGCGGCAATTGTTTTAATGGCAACATCGGCAGGGGCAAAGAAAAAAATAACGCAAGCAGACCTAGACGCAGCAAATCTCAGAGCAGCACAGGCGGTAGGTCTTGCGTTGACAAGTAAGGCTGAAACAATGCAGCTTCAGTATGTCGAACTGCAAAAGCGGATTCAGAAAAATGTCTTGGAGATCAAGAGACTGACTCCCCCAAAACCGAAGGAAAAGAAAAAGGGGAAGAAATGAAAGCAGACCCTAAAAGAATAGAAAAAGGAATGTACTGGGATCGGGCGCTATCAATTGTTGAGGGCTGCAGTCCCGTTTCTCCCGGCTGTGATAATTGTTGGAGTGCAAAAGCAACTGAAACAAGATCTCACCAAAACAACCCGAAGATAAAAGCTCGCTATGCTGGTTTGACGCATGAAGGCGGCGAATGGTCTGGTAGAGTCAGGTTGATGCATAATGATCTTGAAAAGCCAGCACGAGTTAGAAAACCAACTGTTTGGGCTGTGTGGAATGATCTGTTTCATCCTAAAGTAATGGAATGCCTCAAGCCAAGCCTGTGCAATCCTGAATCATTTTTAGATCAAGCTTTTTTAATGATGCGTCATTGCTGGCAGAGTACATTCTTAATATTGACAAAGCGTCCTGAAAACATGCTACGTTTCTATCATTCATTTTATGCCAAACATCCCGGCTATTGGTCAAGTAATATATGGCTCGGCATAACCGCTGAAAACCAGCAACAATATGATGATAGGTGGGAGATTGCCTCCCAAATTCCTATAACTAATTTATTCGTATCCGGAGAACCTTTACTCGGCCCCATTGATTTTAGTAAACACAAAAAACTCCCTCGCTGGTTTGTTGTTGGCGGTGAGAGCGGCTCCAAAGCAAGGCCAATGCATCCAGACTGGGCAAGATCGCTGCGGGATCAGTGCCAGGATGCCTGTGTGCCTTTTTTCTTTAAACAATGGGGCTCATGGTATCCATTCTATGACAGAGGTAAAGACGATCCTGATTGGAGAAAGATACCAAGGGAGAGCAAAAACATTTGCCGTATAAATCTTGAAGGTGGGATAGGCTTTCATGGTGACAGGGTAGTATATTTCAAAAGAGCTTCCAAAAAGAAAGCAGGCAGGCTTTTAGACGGTAGAACATGGGATGAGTTTCCAGGGGATGAATGATGCCAGACGAAATATGCGAACTATGTGGCAATAAAGCAACACACCTTTGTGAATGTGAAACATGCTTAGAATATGAAGAAAGTGGCCGGTGGCTGTGTGTTGACTGCGGTTTATTTAATGAGGATGAAGAATGAAAGCAAAATATGAAGGATGGGATCACGGTAACGGAGGCCCCTGGGAATGTATTTTACCTGTTCCGAAAGGCTGGACACAAATTAAATCAGGTAAAACAAAAATAGGTGATAAATGTATGTGTTTGACTGTACACCAGCTTAAACACCGTGGAAAGTCAAATAAAGTTAAAGGTCATTGGGAAAAAGTCAAATATATCGATGAAACCGTAACTCATTTTAGGGCTGTAATACGAAGGGGTATAAATGCCAGCACTAAACTTTAAAAAACAATTTGCACCAATGGTTGAATCTGGTGAAAAGAAACAAACCATAAGAGCTTGCAGGAAAGATTATCGTGATCCAAAGCCGGGGCAAACGCTTTATCTCTATACCGGCATGAGGACAAAGCAATGTCGAAAGCTTGGAGAGGCTACCTGTAAAAGTAGTGATCTTATAACTATTGGTTTTGCTTATATTGCTGTTTCTGGTAAATTACTATCTTGTAATAAATTACTATTTTGTAATGAAATGATAGATTTAGCTTTGGCTGATGGTTTTAGCTCAGTGCAAGATTTCAGACAATTTTTCATAAACAATCACGGCCTACCATTCACAGGTTATTTGATTAAGTGGTAGCAACCGGATCGGAGGGGGAATGAAAAAAGGAAACATAATTTATGCTGCAGACCTTTTCTGCGGAGCCGGTGGAACATCATCGGGACTCATTCGGGCTTGCCGGTCATTAGGTATGGACGTTGACCTCCTGGCTATAAACCACTGGGACATAGCCATTAAAACACACAACAGGAATCACCCTGGGGCAAGACACTTCTGTGAATCCCTGGACAATATCAATCCAAGGGTTGTTGTGCCAGGAGGCAGGCTGGATCTGCTTGTCGCATCACCTGAATGCACTCACCACAGCATAGCTCGAGGGGGGAAACCCTGTTCAGATCAATCAAGGTCAACAGCATGGCATATCCTGAGGTGGGCAGAGGCTCTTTATGTTGACAATATCCTCATAGAAAATGTCAAAGAGTTTGTTGACTGGGGGCCTATCGGCGCAAACGGCAAACCCATGAAATCCAAAAAGGGTGCCACTTTTATGGCATTCAGAAACGCCTTAGAGTCTTTGGGATATAAAACAGACTGGGCTATCCTCAATGCTGCTAATTATGGTGATCCTACAACCAGGCGAAGATTCTTTATGATAGCCAGAAGGGGAAACCGGAAAATTAAATGGCCGGAAATAACACACAGCCAGGACGGATTAAAAGAACTGTTTGGCTCCACAAAAAAGTGGAAGCCGGCAAGAGAAATTATTGACTGGTCTATCAAGGGCAAATCCATCTTTAACCGGAAAAAGCCCCTTGCAAAACGCACTATTGACCGCATAGCCCATGGTTTAAAAAAATACAGTGGGATAAATGTAGATCCGTTTCTTGTCATGCTTTATGGTACAGGAAATTCACGCAGCATCAAAAGGCCGCTTCCTACCATCACGGCAAATGGGCAGCACATAGCTTTATGTGAGCCTTTTCTTTTACCACAACAAGGAGGCAGAAAAGATCAGCTTCGGGTTTGTTCCCTGGAGAAACCTATGCCGACAATCACAACCGCAGGCGCAGAGGCGCTTGTTCAGCCTTTTCTAACCATAATGAAAGGTCAAAGCAAAACCAGAGATATCAGCTCTCCGTTGCCAACAGTCACGACAAATCCACATTTGTACCTCTGTGAGCCCTTCCTTATCAAATATTATGGACGTAGTGAAAGCCAGCCTGTCAATAACCCCCTTGATACCATCACGACAAAGGATCGTTTCGGACTTGTCCAGGGGGAACTTACAGGACACCTTGATATCACATTAAGAATGTTGGAGCCACACGAACTTGCAGCCGCAATGTCCTTTGACCAGGACTATGAGTTTGCAGGCACAAAAACAGATAAGGTCAGACAGATAGGAAACGCTGTACCGGTAAGGATCGCAGAAGCTCTTTGCAAGTCCTTGCTGGCAGCATAATTAAATCTATGCCGGATCCTGAACCATCAAATATGTCGATGCCACCGAGGTACCACCCCGGCAAAAATGGCGATACATCCTGGAGGTATCCAGGAGGCAAAGGCGGTGCCGGTGTTTATCAAACATTAATCAATCTGATACCGCCCCATGAAGTATATATTGAAACACATTTAGGCGGTGGGGCCATAATGCGGTACAAAAAGCCTGCAAAATACAATATCGGAATAGATATTGATCCAGATGTTATTGAGCTCTGGAAAACTCGAGGTAATATCGGCATTTCTGGCGATTGCTTCCGTACGGGATCGCCACTTTCACCGATGGGATCCAAACTCGACAAAAATAACGATGCGTCCAGAACACCGATCGTTAAAAATACCGATGAATCCTGGTATCGCAACTTTAAAAATGTCGATGCAAGCAGCTTTCTAAAAAAATTAAATTTTGCCGGGAACGAGTTTATCTATTCAGACCCACCCTACCTCATGGAAACAAGGAAGGGCGGCAAACTATATAATTTCGAGTACACCGAAGGCGATCATGTCAAACTACTTGAAACCTTAAAAACTCTTTCCTGCATGGTCATGATCTCCGGCTATTATTCAGAACTATACAATGACATGCTTCAAGGCTGGAACACTCATTCATTCACAGCCCAAACAAGACAAGGACCTGCAACCGAATGGGTATGGATGAATTACCCAAAACCAAAAGAGCTACATGATTATTCTTTTTTGGGAAAAAACTTCCGGGAAAGAGAAAGAATTACGCGCAAAATCAAAAGATGGACAAACAGATTAAAGAAACTGCCTGCTTTGGAACGTAGGGCAATTTTAGAATCTATTAATGGCCACACTCGTTAAAAATGACGGTGAAGCCTGAAGGAGAAAACAATATGCCAACGAAAGCTTTCAAAGTAGTAAAGTTCATTCCTTACGGTAGCAATAGACAAATCGGTGAATTTGAAACATATCATGAAGCCAATCAAACTTTAAAGAAAACAGCTCTATCATCTGAAGAAAAAGACATTGATTGTACTTTATTTATTTTAGGGATGATAGATGGTGAGTGGTTTGCACTGGTCTAAACGATATCCCATCGCCATAACCGGTGATTCCGGCCGGTATCGGCAAAATCAGAGATGCGGTACCGCCCCCTGGGATATCGCTAAAAATAACGAGTATGGCCAAATAGAAAAGCCTGTTTGGTATGCGTGAGACTTTGCCAGATAGAAGGATAAAGGGGGGAGATGTGAAAATAAAAATAAAAGTAACTGGACACCAGTATTACGCAGAACATGAGGGAGATGTCATAGCTTGGGCGCAAACTGTTGAAGCCTTCTACCAGGGAGACATAGATGACACACAGTTTTTTCAAGTCCCTGCCGTAATAATTAACACAGGCTCAAGCATTCAAACCATCAGTCTGAAAAAGGAACATTATCAGACAAAGATAGAGGTATTAAAGGAGGAAAAGACTTCCCCGAATGTTGCAGAAACAGAAGTGGCAAGATTACAACATAAAAGTATGTGGGGTATGGGAATTTAATTGAAGATGATGTTTAAGAAGGGGGAGATTATGCATTGGAGAGGACATTGGTGGGGAACTGAGATAGTTGCTGACACTAAAGAGGATGAAGCTATTTTAAAAAAACTTGCTGTTAGAGTTGGCAAAAAACCTCTTGTGTCATATGAATGTGGCGAACTTGAAACAAGCACAAAGCCTGATAATGATAATAGCGTTAATGGGGATGGTGGTGGGTATACATTAGTATTTAATAGGTAGATGGATAAAAAAGGGGAAGAAGATGAAAACCGAAATTAAAGACTTCAAAGGCAAGCATCCTGAAAAATCAGAGCCAATTAAGCTTAAAAACACAGGTTATAAGAAAATGAGCTTTGAAGATTGGTGGAAACCATACAACCAGATTACAGGAATAGACGATCCCGAGTGCGTCTTGGTTGATTTTCCGGCAACGGCAGAACAGATTGCCAAGGATGCATGGAAAGCTGCTGAAAATTCTAATGCGATTGAAAACCTGAAATATTGCCCCTCCTGCCGGTCCGACAAGATAGAAGTATTCTTATCAGATGCTCGGCAAACATCCCCAATTGATGACCGGTGCCATATTGTTTGTGCCTGTGGTTTTTCTTGCTATTTGATATTACTTGAACCACCATCAGAAGAATGGCTTATGTCGGCAAGGCGGGAAATTCTCTTTAAAACTCTCTTTAAGAATGCACAACCTCCCAAACCCTCTTAACCAATTCATTCCTTTTCTCAGTCAGCTTATCTATCCTCTGTCTTTTTTCTTTAGGAGATAGATTACCCACTGATATAAACCGGATCTGCTTATTTATTTTAGAAAGTGTTTTCCTGGTCCTGTTTAACCCTTTCCGGATTTTGAGCAGGTCTTTATTCTTTTCTTTAAGGCTTTTGGCCTTCAAGTGCTGGCCTGTCACTTGATAGTGCCTGATAGTTTTAGCCAGCATGTCAACTTCCCGCGCGGTTTCATAGAATGCAGTTGCATATTTTGTATGCCTTGCCGGTCCCTCTTTTACAAACCGGCCTATGCCTTCCACATCGCTTATTGATTTCTCAGGATCTTCCGGAAAGTCATAAAGGTAATATGCGAGTTTATCAGCACCGTACAATACAAATGTACCGAATGCCGCAGTATACCCGTTCACAAGAGCCTCAGCACGTTTAGGAGATACGTTCAGCTTATCCCCTAATACCCTTAAGGATTTACTTGTCCATGGCGTGTACTGCTGTCCTGGCTCTAATCCTTCCATACCCCTTCCTATTATTGGCCGGTCAGTAAAGAAAGATTTATTAGCCCATTGTTCGATTATGGGTTTAACGGCCTGGGGAAATTCAAGCCTGAAAACATCGTTTAAAGCATACCCTAAAAAGTCCATGATATGCTTTCCATCATCGGTCCCGTTTATAATGTTTCCAAGTTCTTCCGGAAAGGATGAAAAGATCACACCTGTTTCAAAAGGCTTTGGTATTTTGTAATGCATCTCACCAATCCAGAAATGATAATATGCTCGTTTGTCCCAATCCTCCAACTCCTTGTATCTATCATCATCTTTAAAAAGAGCCCATAAAGACAATGAGGCTGCTGTCAGCATTAAACCTTTAATTGTAAAAGACTTCCTGTCCTCTTGAAAGCCCCGGCCTAATCGGTATATACCCTGCATCCTGGCATTTAAAAAAGGAATTGTCTGAATCAGGAATTGAACAGTCCCGGACCCACCCTTCATTGTAAAGTCCATAATGTCCCTTGCTTCAAATGCAGCTTCCAGGTTGGTTTTACCTCTTTCCAAACTGTTCTTATAAAGCATGACCCTTGCAGCATTTTCAGAAGCGGAACCGAGTTTTTCCCAGAAGTCCCACAGCTTCTTAGGCGTATCGAGTATGTGGCTTGCGCTCATTTCACTCTTTAAAACCCGCTTAATATACTTTGCCCCTATGTTCGGATCGTCTGAATGAACATAGGAGGAACCAAACCCTGCCCCGGAAGCCATGAACTCTATAAAGTCCTGATCTTCCCTCATGGATTTCACAAAGCCCTTTGCAGAATCAAGAAAGGGTGTAAAGTCTTTGGAAACAATAGATGTGTGGAGCGTATCCCTTAAAAGGTTTGCAATCCTAAAGCCTGCGCTGAAAGTAGCTCCAAAGGAAAGTAGCTGTTTTGATTTGCCCATCATCCTCAGTAAGATGTTATCCATCTTGGAAGTATCAAGATTTGAAAGGGCATTGAACAGTTCAGGATCGTTAACCTTGAAATATACCGGCTTGCCTTCCCTTCTGAAAGTCAGGACGTTATCCGCTTCACGTTGCTTCTGTGTGGCCCATGGGTTTGGAAGTTCATAGTCAGGATCACCAAAGACAGCCTCAATCAATTCCGGGCGTTTCATTCCCTGCTTCCAGGCTCCCTTGTCTCTTGCCATCTTTCTTAAATTCTTATTAGAAAACACTTCATCGACAGGAGTAATGCTTGTGTTGTCAGTGGCTATGGCTGAATCAAAAGCCTCTGCCCTGGCTTTATTTCTCATAGACTCATGTATTAGGTGCATCCAGTTATGCAGGATGTTTTCAACAGGATCGCCTATGGTTTGTTCGGCGCCTTTAAGTCTTTTTATACCGGAAGTTATATTTTTCTTCGACCACCTGGGAGCAGATAGAAATTCCTGTCTTGCCGCTTCATCTTCAAATATCCTGTAAAAAGGAATATAGAAATCCTGCTGCCAGGCATTACGGCTTAACGGATCAATAAGACCGGCTTCCTGGGCAATGTCCAATACATTAGAATTAAACTCTTGAAGCTTTTTATTTTGTTTTTCCCAATATGCATCATCATGTTTCTCATTTGTCCATTTAAAAATCTTGTCTCGGGCGGTTTTATCAAGCCATTTTTCCCGGCCCTCAGTTTCCAGAACTTCTGCCCTTTTAGCTGCTGTCCAGTATAACAGCTTTTCCCAATCCGGCCCTATACTCCGGAGGAAAGGAAGAACACCTTTATTTTTTGTTGTGACCGTCATAGCATCTTCTTTCCATGACAACTTGCCATGCTCGAGGAACATAGCAAAGGTAGCCTGGAATCCTGTTTCAAGCCTGTGGAGCATGTAGGACACCTTTGACAGATCATGTTTGTTGATGGGCTCTAATCGGTCAAAGACTTTGGTAATAATGGATGACTTTAAATCGGATCTTTTATCTTTAGTTTTTATGGTGTCCAGGGCGCCGCCTATCTTTTCCCCTGCGCTTTTTGTTGATTTCCCAAACTTCTCTTGAATGATATCCGGCTTTTTAATGGAGAATAGAGGCATGCCCTCACGTAATGCTTTGGAGCGCATTTCTGGGGTTATGGGGAGGGAGTGGACGGTTGCGGAATAAGCAATGTCTTTATTAACGATTTTCAACTCTGCCATAGCCTCGGGTTTGGTATTGAAAACCATCGCATCTTCTTCATGAGAAGACCAGCGCTGTTCTTTTTTTCCCGTATAAAAATACCTATCGCCTTTAGTTTCTACGATATAATCGCCATTAATTGTTTCCGCAATGGTTATGTCTGATGTTAAAATACCAGTAGTTCCAACCTTCGCTTTCCCCCACACCGGCTTATTGAAAAACTTATTGACCATAGACGGAAGGATCTTATCATAAAAGGCTTTCATGCCTTCACCGCCGACTTTGAGGTCAAGGCCGGAATATTCTTGGTACGGTGGCCCCTTAATAATTTTTTCAGCCAGCTCTTTGCCTATAACCTCTTCTAACGGTCTACCCAAATACGCTGTGACTTCTGGCGAATTATCAATAACCCCGTTGTTATCTACACCTAAAGTTATTGGAAGCACACGCCCTACAGGAAGTATTTCGACAGTTTTTGTTTTTTCTCCTGTCTTGGCATCTGTTCTACCGAATGTTTCTATTTTCGTAACCTGCTTACTCAAATCATACCTATCAGCCTGCATTTCTCCGGTAGTCCATGCTATCTTATCAAACCCGTTTTCAGTAGCGTGCCTGACCATTCTTTTCATTGTCATTATTGGCCATGTTTTTTTGAAGGGGGCATCGGGGACACCAGGTTGTAAGGCGCTTGCTTTTCCAAGCCTAAGGGTTTCTTCTTTACCAAGGCCACTAGCCGAATATACTACCCGCCCATCTTTATCGAAGACATCCCACTTACCTTCAACACTTTCATCCTGAAGGACTTTCCAGCCTGTTGTGTCAGTTTCTCCGTACCCCTTCTTCCTCCCCTCCTGGTGCCAATCGCTCTGAATTTCCTCTATAAAAAGAACCTTGTTTCCTTCTGAGTCTGTTCTTTCATTGAAGCGAACCCATGCCAAACGATTTTTATCGGCAGCGTCACCATACTGATGGAATTGAGGCGTTACATACCCAAGGTCAGCACCCCTAAGGGTTAGTATTAGCTCTTTGTAGTTCTTGCCTCCTGGGAGTTGGTATTGAGAAAATTTGGTTTCCGGCTCAGCTATGTTTTTATTTACTCTTTCCCCAGCCTGCTTTGCAGCATCGATTGTTTTATGAAGATCTCTCGTTCCACCAGGGGTGTGAAGAGTAAACATCCCGTTTGGCAGATGCTCAATTTTCAGATCTGGATTAGATGAAACTGTAAATTTTCCACCTTTTACAGCGTCTTTCCATTCAAGAGGCTTAATATCACCCTTAACAACCTCCTGAACCTCAACATTGTTTTCTTTCAGGAAGTCAAGAACCTGTTGCTTTGTGACTTTACCTTCCTGCTGATCCAGCCACTCAAGAACACCGCTCCATTCCAATTCCTCTGCTTTAATCTCTCCCTTTTTCGCCCAGTTGCTTAACATACCTTTGAGTATGACAGGAGTGGCTTTCCCGGGTAGCTTCTCAGATAGAAACCTTTCCATCTGGGAATACCACCTACCGGCTGTTTTTGAATAAGCAGGCACAGTGGTTTTATATGTTCTATCCCCTACCTTACGGTCGTAAACCTTCCCTGATTCTATCTCTCTTACCAGGCCTTTTGAGGTTTTCTTGACCAGGTTGATAAATCCGTCAATAAAGTCTTGGATCTTTTGTAATACTCGGCCTAAAGGAGTCTTTCTGTACTTATCCCGGTTGATAAGCTCCTGTTCTATAAACTGGGCTCTTGCTTCCTGTTCACTGAGCCCTTTACCAAATCCGGCTTTCTTAACCGCATTATCAAGGACGTTCCGATCCATCTTATTAAGGATGCCTACATCTTCCATCCAGTGTACGGACTCATGGGAAAGAGTGAACTTATCCCCTATGGATCTTACTATCTTAATGACACCGGCCTGGTATGATCCGGATATGTTCGGTTTTATATCACCCCCCAGGGCTTTACCATAACCAATAGAATAAGCGGCTTCATTATCGGAGATTGATTCTACATTCTTTATTGTAAGGCGGTGGCCTGATTTCGTTATAACCCATACATTACCGTCTTTGCCTAATCCTACCTCCTGGCCTTTAAATGCTGATCGGATATCTGAAAGGGAAAGGTCTGCAGCATCGCCTTTTCTGGTGGAGTATTGTTCTGTGCTGCCACCTTCTTTCTCTACTCTTCTATCTGTGGGTAATCCTTTGGCTTTTGTGGGTTTCTTTTTAGTATCGGCCTGTACAGTTTTAACCCGCACTTTCTTTTCGGATATGTAACCATTGGCAATACTGAGTAGGCCGTCGAGTTCTTTTTCAAACTGCTCCCCTTCTTTTTCACTTTCATATCTATGCGTTTCAATTAATTCTCCTACCCTATCAGCAAGAATAGACTGAATGTTTTTAGCTTCTTTAACTGGATTATCCGATTCTTTTAGATACGTGTCAAGCATCTTTGGCGTGACTTCAAATTCATCAATCTTCGAATAAAAATCAGATTTTGTGGTTACTTCGGGAAGAGAGATTATTTTAGCATATTTTTTATTAACTCTGTCTACTGCCTGTTCAAATGGAGACACGACAACTTCTTTTGATGATTCGCCAAACGGAGTTTCTTTCTCTTCGACCGCAGGAGCTTTTTTGACCGGTTCCTTTGGTTTCTTCTTATCAAACAAACCTCTCTGGTTCATCCCCATACCAGGAAGAAGTTGATCTTCAATAGCCGATACACCCTTGGCTTTTCTTTCACGCTTTGGTTTTGGAACTTCCTTTACTTGTTTTTCTAAAAGAGTGGGTTTCTCTGGGGGAAGAAGGGGTTTTTGTTCTTTGGGTACTTTATCACCTTCTTTAAAACCACCAGGGGGTGCTTTTTCGGCGGCGGTTATTGCTTCGGATAGTGGGACTTTTTTCTTTTTTATTTCAGCGGGCTTCTTTGCTTTGTAGATTGATCCAAAACCAAACCAAAGATTATTAACTTTTGCTTGTTTGTTCGCATGAGAAATGCCCTGTATTTCTCCCCTGCTCCATTTTTCTTTATTTATAAAGGCTTTTACATATTCCCCACGATTAAACCCAAGGTCAACAATATCGTCTGCTTCTTTATCATACCGCTCAACAGTAAAGGAATCTCTCTCTTTTGGTTCTTCAACCCTCTTAATAGCCTCAATGTTTATCTTATCAAAAACATCGATTTCCTTTTGCACACCGTTCTGGAAAATGACTTCACCTTCTTTATTCAAACCATTGACAGTATATTCGTCCTTAACACCATCTATCTCGGCAAAGACTTTATCACCTTCATTCAGGTCAGCCACAGTGATATCTTTGCCCCCGACCATCTCAAAGCCTTTCTTCTCAAAAAACTCGGCTGTCTCTCCTGCTTCTATATCCTGCTTCCCGATATCTCGAACTTCCTTTTCTGCTTTAGTGAGCTCTGCTTCGGGAATGTCCTCAAGTTCTTTTGTGATAGGCCTGCGCTTTAGAAATTCAGGGTCACGGAGTTCTGATAAAAGGTCTTCGTCCGGATGCATCCAGCCATTTGCTTTAAGGTCTTCTTCTGCCAGGTCCAAGGGTGTACCGCTCTTTCTAAATAGAAACTTGGCAGCAACAGGAAGCTCTTCAACCTCACCTTTCATGTTTCCGGGGTTTATGCCACTTAAAACAGTGTTTATATAGCCCCGGATAGTTCGGACGTTTGCGCCTTTTGTGGATTGCTTAAGGGGCTTTATCTTGGGAATAGGTTTTTTAGCATCCTTCAACCTCTTCTTAATCTTCAACACCTGTCCTGAAGGATACTTAGGGTCTTCTTGAACCAGATCCCCGGCAAGTTCTGTTTGTTCCGGGGAAAGAGCGCCTATATAATTCTGGTACTCCTGAAGGGCCTTTTGTTTTTTGGTGAGTTTTTCCGGTTTTTTGACATCTTTTGAGGGTTTCTTTGTCTCAACTTGCTTCTCAGTTCTTTGTTTCTCTATGCTTTGTATTCGATCCTTTATTTCGAGAAGTTCAGCTACTTTCTCATCATATGAAAGATTTTTCTTATTAACGATCTTATCCGCTGCATTCATTAAATCTTGAATCTTTACAAGCTTGTCAATTTTCTTTTTAAGTTTTTCAACAGCGTCAACATCTTCTGTCTTTACTATTTCGCTGTCAGTAAGCTTTCTTTGTATGGCCCCTTGAGTCTTCTTTGGCTTTTTTGGTTCACCAAGTTCAAAAAGAGCATTAATATCTTCTTGAGTAGCTTTTCTTTCACTTCCGGGTACAGATCCTTTATGTTCAGGACCCGGCATAATAGATCCATCTGGCATGGTATGAATGATATCTCCCACTTTAACTGCAGGCTCGTCTTTTTTGGCGATGTGATCAGCATATGGCAATGTCTTTCTTTTTCCGTCACCAATCCATGCCTTAAATTCATCAACAGGCGTTTCAGTTATTTCTCCAAGACCTTTCCATCCTTCCTCATAATTGGATAGATAGCCTTCTCTGGCACTATTTTTATCCTTAAATCCTACCAAAGATTTGTGTTCATCGAAGTTCCCGGTGTTTGGGTTGATCTGATCTACAACGAATGCTTTCTCACTTTCAGGATTGGGACCCACAATCACATCGATTTGTTCACCGTCCTTGCCCTCAGTTCTGTTAAAGTATCCATAAGGATGATTCATGGTAACAGACCAGTCTTTTCCGTTTTCATCAACACCGGTTCGCTCTGATCCTTTTGGATTCTCAATAGAGATTTCCATGCCCTGGATATTAATTGCCCCTTTCAAATAATTTCCTGCTTGCTTTTGCGCTTCTGTTGGTGTAACATTAACTTTAATTTTTTGACCATTAACTTCGGAGGAAACAATATGAGCAAGACCCTTGTCTGGAATTTGCCCGGAAACATTTGTGTCCGGATACGGTCTTTGAATTTCTTCTCGCCTTAATTCTTCCTGTCTTTGAGCTTCGGCCTGCTGCTGTCCTGTTATTTCAGCTTCCCATTCCTGAGCTTGCCTTTCATCGTCCATGGACTGTTGTAGACTTTCGAGTTCTGCTTCCTGTTTTTCACTTACTTCTTCTTCATGGGTTTTAAGAAGATCGGAACTTCTATGCACAGGCATGGCCTGGTTGATTTCTTCCTGGTTCTGTACTTGCATCGGAGTAGGACCGGAAATATCACCCGGGGCATGTACTCTGTCCTGGACAGGGCCAGGATCTGCTTCCGGTATCGGAGCATCTTTTAAAAGGTCTGTTGGTTCATTTGTGGTTATTGCTTTCTTTTTGGTAAGGGCCTCATACCCCATATGAGCGCCTTTAGCTCCACCGGCCATAATCGCTGTCAATGCTACTGTTGGCCCGTAAATCTCTTTGCCTGCTTCTTTCCAGGTAGGTCTTTCATCCCTTAAACCAACATCGGCCTCAATGCCGCCTTGCCCATACTGTGTAATAGTTTCCTCAACAAGTTGCTCTGCGGTTGTAGCGCCAAGCCTTGCACCGCCACTAACGAGCTTGCCTAACATTCTGTTGCCAATATCATCTTTTAAATATTTTTTTAAAAAGCCTTTCAGCGGTGCAGTAATGATCTTAAATCCCACCGCACCACCTATTGCTTCGGGAATAGCTTCCCATAAACCGTATTCATGGGCTTTCTGGTCAAGCCCTTCCTTCATTGGTTGCCATTCTTCTTCTGTTAAAGAAGGCGTGCCCCTTGATGCTCGATCCTCATTTACAGCATCCATGAATGTCTGGGTAAACTGATCCCTTGCCATGTTGTAAGCTACTTTTCCCATTGCTGCTGAACCGGTAGCGTATGCCGCTGGTCTTGCACCAGGGACAGGAAGTGCCGCCGTTGCACCGCCCACGGCTAAACCCGTAACGGCTGCAACACCGGAAAAGCCCATATTGCTTATTGCTGTGGCTACATCACTGGGAGTAATGTTAAGAAAGGAATCACCCTTGTTTTTCCCGTACTCTGCTAAATAAGCCTGGATGATTTCCTGATTCTCGCGGATAACCTTATCGGCGTAACCCTCTTGGGTATCGATATCACCGCCACGAATAGCAGAGGCAGTAGAGCCTTTTACCTGACTCCAAAGTGTTTTTGAGCCAGCTCCAATTGCTTTAACGGTATCGACAAACCCGGAATTTCTTGAGGAATAATCTTCATCCGCACCCGACTGTTTGGCAAAATCATTAAAAGTAACACCCGCATTTTGAAGCGCAGGATTAGCAGAGTAGACCTTGTGTGCAAGATCATACGAGTCCATTTCAGCAAACTGTGGGTTTTGTTGCCTAAATTGAGATATATTGAACATATTTTTCCCTTGTTATATTTACTCAGGGGGTTAGTTGCGCTCGGTAATCTTCATCACTGATCATCCCAACCTGATAGAGCTTTTTAAGATACTCTGGATAATTTTGATTTGGATATTTGCGTGTACCATATGATGTTTCTGGTGTTTCTACCCTAAACAGCCGTCTACCCTGTCCCCCCTTGGATGCCACTACCCAATCCTCTTCGATTCTGGCGTTTTCATATCCTTCATAGGGATTGATTGCTACCTGGTGAGGGTCATTATTCTGACTTGTGGTGGGTTGAGTTTGAGGGTTTGTTTGTATGCCCTGTTTGTGTGATGGCATCATAGTGTCTCGTTGCTGTTCTGGCAGCATATCGTTAAGTTCTCCTGGATCTATCTTAAACGGGTCATCCTGGTCAGCCTGGTCAGCCTGCTCCTGCATAAGTTGCTCGTACATCTTCGGGACCGCTAATTGAAGGTATCGTATCGCTATTTTTTTCTTCAAACCATCCTTACCCTGCGCTATGGCATATACTTCATCTATGGGTACGCTTCCTTCTTCAATTATAACACCATCACCATCTTTAGCTGTGGTAACAATACCCAACTGCATTAGCATTTCTTTCTTTCTTAGTGCCAGTTGCCTATGGTCTTCCTTGAGCTGTGCCAGGTCTTTCTTTTCTGTGGGAACCCAGCCTTCGCCTGTTATTCCCTTGAGGTCTACTTTTTTAAATCCGTTCGTTTGGGGGTCTCGCTCAAAATATGAAATGAAATTACCCTCTTGACTGCGGTCTTCTAACCTGTAAATAGTTCTTTGTTGACCGTCTTTTTGAAAAAGCCTTCCACCGGAAAGAAGTTCTTTCTCATTTGCTTTTTTCCTTTCGGCTGTGCCTTTTGCTGAGATGTCTACCCATTTGTTTGTTACATAGTGTTCTATTGCTTGAATTGCCTGGTCAACCGTCACATCTCCGATCTCGTATTTGTCCCCTGGATCATTACCCTCATACTGACGAATAACCTTTCCTGTTTTATCGGTTTTTTTCCCGACCAAATAGGATCTGTCTGGTATTATTGCGTCCTTGAACATCTCAACCTGCCTCATTAGATCCTCATTAGAAGCCCCGCTATTTCTCGCAAACGTAATGTCTTTAAGAAAGCCCACCGCTTCCACCTGGGATTTTTGTGTCCTGTCTCTCCACTCCTGCATCTGGTCTTGGCCCTGCTGGTGGTTCAGCACAAGAGCTTTACCCCATGGAACGGCTCCGCCTTCAGGCACTTTCTCTTTATACGGATCAGCACCTTCGGGCAACGAATTGATACGAGACAACCCCGTTTCAATACCTTTCTTCTCATCCCTGGATGCTGTCCTGTCCTTAATCTGCCCTACTGTGTTAATCCCCTGGGCTATTCCCATCCAATCTCTAAATTCCGGAACACCGTTTCGCATGATAATCTCCTTATGATAGAAAATAAGCTGCTGCGGCTACTCCTGCCATTAAAGGAGCACCACCGGGTATAGCCATGCCAGCGGCCGTCATTGCGCTCCCTGTCATATACCCACCCATTGCATTCATAACACCACCGCCTACTGTCTTTCCTGGTGCTTCCGGCCCTTTCTTGTCCAGGCTTGCCATGGTTCTCGATGCTGAATCCATCCCACCCATTGCGCGGTCGGCAGGGTTTTGGACATTAAACAGTGGATCTATCCCGTATTTTGGCATGATAACCTCCTAAATCGCAGATGCAGCTATCTGAGTTGCGTCCTGTAATCGTTTATAGTTTGTGTCTATAGCCTGTGTCCTTGCCGTGGATCTGGCTCCCGCAAGACTCCTGCCCATACTCAGACTTGTTTTATCAAGCGAGCTTTTGCCCCTTCCACTGCTTGGGTCTATACCGAATCTTGAAAGGTTGCGGTTATGAGTTTTCAATGCTCCGCTAAATGCACTGGTCACATCTGCCCCGGCCTGGTTCACACTTTTCCCGACATCGATTCCCTGTTTAGCTTGCTTAAAATAATCTTGGGCAACGCCTGTCACCTGGGGCAAAAGTTTTCTTTTGGCTGCTATTCCTTCGGTTTGATATCCTATATCTGCCAATGCAAGATCTGTTTGAGGCCTGACCAACTCCATGTTTGCCCCTATCTGTGCCCCTTCAAACTCTTGATAGGAAGTCGTGGCATCGGGATCATAACCTTCTATTTCTCCTCTGGTTCGGGTGACTTGTTCGTATTGTGGTGTATTGATATCTGTATAACCACCATCTATGGTTGGCAGTTTACCACTATACGCATGAGGCGCATCGCCCTCAGTCCACGCACCACCCTCACCATAATAACCCTTTACTTCCTCAGTAGGATCGTAATTCACCCCATGCTTATAGAAGTTCATAGCTTCCCTGGCCCATTCCTGCTGCTCCTCGGAAATGGTTGCCATACGAGCATTGTATGCATAGTCAACACTATCTCCACCGCTGCCACTACTCATAATCATCCCTCCTTTATGGTAAATAATACGCCATCAACGTATCTATCTTCATCGTCAATATAAAAATAGTCGGGTATTACGCATTTCTTTTTCATGCCGATCATTTCGCAAAAATCTAAAACATGCTTTAACTCTACCGGTATTATTCCAATGAGAACGGAAAACCTTCTTTCAAGCAACTGCCCGTAAACTTCCTTGCTTATTTCAACACTCTCTTTACCCCAGAACTCTTTAAATACACAGAAATGGCCTTGTGCATGTCGATATGACATATTATCTAAAAAACAGAATCCGGCAGGAGCCTGGTCAACCTCCACCGCAAAAAACATTGTCCTTGGCTCAAATTTAATACGAGATAGAAAACTCTCTTTCGTGGCCTTTGAATCTCCGAAAAAGCAGTCTTTCCAGGTTCCGTCATTTTCTACCTTTTCAAGCATAGATATAACCTCAGAATCCCTCATGGTGGGGATTCCGTCTATTTCCGTGTATGGTTTTAGTTTTACAATCATAATTCTATCTTTATGCATAAAAATCAGGTGCCTTTGCCTTGGTTCCAATGACACCGGTTGATTCGTAATGAAGGTCTACGTAATGAATAAACGGCAAAGATGGTGTACCAGTTAAATTAGTAGCATCCATTTCAAGTGTCATTTCCATTACTCCGTCCGGTTCAAAATCATCTTGGTCGAACAGTGCTCCTGTTGCTGCTGCTGCTGAAATAGTAACCTCTGTTAAAAATTGCTGATATTGAAGTAACCCAGAACCACCATCATTTATATCAATGGTGGAAAATAAAGCTGTTTTTGGAGTCGCTGTAAAAGTTGAGCCAGATACTTGATTATGGCTTTTTGCATATATCGCTGAGTATCTAAAATCTACAGTGCCTCCCGTTGTACCTGCGTTATTTTGGCTCCAATGTATGTGCAGATTAATATCCGAACCTTTAAAATAATCATGCCCGATATGAAAAGTAAGATAAGCCTCATCCCCATTCCCAAACTGCCAAGCTTTAATAGGCCCATTATATGCCGCAAGTGTAGGCTTAGTTCCTCCTGTGTTTTTTGTAAACTGGTCTCCAATTATGTCTGCAAAGCCAAAAGTGGGGGCTGCTAAGTCTACTTTTATCCCTTTTCCGGACGCTTTTGGTACAACTATGTCATTATCAAATTTATAGAAATCGAAAGTGGTCCGCTTTAACCCCTCAAGTCCCGCTTTAACCCTATCCAAAAAAGGCTTGAGTCCTGGTGGTCGAATATTAAAGGGAACATCACCCAGAGGGTTCATTTAGTTCCTCCATGGAAGTAGCCATTTCGAGTGAATCAATCGGCACATACCCGTATACTTCAACCTCAACTGCCCGATACTTTTTCCTGGCAGGCAGCTTGAAAGGTTTGTTGATAGATATCTGTTTTTCATAAAATGCATCTTCTTCGCCATTCACATATAACTTAAATATTATATTTTCGGTAATGCTGATACTTCCTACGTCATACAAAGCATCACCGCCTATCGGGTATTCCCCTATATAAGATTCTCCGATAGCTCCGAATGTTTCACCTGCTGCTATAATAGCGGCATTAAGCCCCTCTAAATAGCTTGCGTCTGCTGCTGCATCGAGAACGGCTTGATAGAAAACCGGATCGAGCATAATTTTAGCCACTGAAAAATTAACAAGCCCGGGCAGGATAAACTTTTTCGACTTCCATAAAAACTGCTTGTAGTTGTATTCATCCCCTTCCCATTCATATACTTTCAGAATTTCATCTTCGGGATCTTCCTGGACGATGTAAAACTTTCCGGATGCAAAAGAAAGATAAGCGGCGTAAACAACCCCTAAGAGCTTGGTGTAATTTTTGGTTCTTAAACCGAAAACAAAACTCGTGCCGGAAGCATGAGTGTTAAATCCAAAATATTTACCGGCAAAAACATAACCGTGAAGATACGCCGGTTGTATAGCTGTCCAGTTATCAACGGTTAAACGTTCGTAGGTATCAACATTTAGTCCGTCCTGGTCAATACGACAAAGCCCCTCGCCTGAAGGGTAATAAACCCCTGCCTTTGAAGAAACGATACCTTTTTTTGAAACACACGGCTGAAAATCCTGTATGTCAATAGGTGTCATGGTTTCAGGAGCATCACCGATTATATAAAAAGGAAAAGCATCGGTCAGCACAACTGTGGTTGTCCCAAAAGCTCCCAATCCTATAATGGGATACTTAGATGGAACTGTCTTATCAGGCCAGGCATGGGGTATGTATGGCACTGAAAAAAGGACTTCATTTCCAACAAATCCGGCAAACATACCGTTTGAAAGACTTATCAAACCCTTTAACCCGGCAGGAGGATCAAGCCATGTTTCAGAAGGACAAACATCGGTTCCCAGGTCTGAAGTATCAACATCATCTAAAAGGGTGTAATATTCCCAATGATCATCACCGGAACCGCCCACACCGTTTGTCGCATCGTCCGGATCAGCGGTTGTACCGTCATTAATACATTTATATATAATGTCATCTGCACCGTCATCAAATGACCAGTATTCGCCATCATCGGCTTCTGAAACTCCTGATTCAAACACAGCGATAGTAGGAAGGTCGTAATCCTTTACGAATGTAAATTCTGAAACACCGGTTGTTCCATCGGCTGTCCGGTAAAGCCTTAATATGGTTATCTGCCTATCTTCCGGTATGGCTTCTATTTTAGTAATGTCCACCGTATCATCATCTTTATAAGGTGTTCCCGGCAGTTCCGTAATAGGACAAGGAGGCCCTTCTTCACCGTATGCTGTAACTCTTGTATATGCGTATATCCGTGACTCGTCGGCACCGGACCCTCCTGAATTAACCTCCGTGTCAGGCTGTAATGTGGGCGCAGGCACACCCAATTTGTAATAATCAGGGTAGGAAAGATCATTCACATATACCCTCGGTTCGTCTTTGCCGGTAAAATAAAGCCTTTCATACTGATCGTTTGCTATTGGGGATCGAACATAATCAACATCATCTTCATCAACAATGAAAGCGCCATCATATTCATTCAAAGACTCAACGCTTGATTCCGTTAAAACCGTATCAATATCAGCTTCCCGCCATGATCGCAGATCCCCCTTTTCCAAATTGCAGTTTCTTGCAATCTGAGCATCCGTTGCATTGAGTAGATTGTCGGTCAAACGTGGTGTTTCACCGTCAAAGGCTTTTATTGATATTTTCATTTAAGCATCTGTTATATATGTTATTAGTACAGTTATAGTTCCTGTATCTACTAAAGTTGTAAGATCAATGGTTGATCCGGATGCGTCACCTGGTGCATAAAAATTAATTTGTAGATCATCACCCACGTCCGAAGCATCACAATCTAAATTTGTTCCGCAGTTTGAATAAACATTTGTGGATAATACCCCTAATACTTTACCTGAAAGACCTGCATATGCTATACTTAAAATATCGTCAGTAATAAGTGTATAATGCCCATCATCACCCCCTACTGCTATATCACCACTTGTGGCTATACTGTCTCCATTAAATTGAGGAATCACAGTACATTTAAGAGTAGCCGCGCCTACCCCATTTTGTATGTAAACAGAAATAGTTCTTTGTACTATGGGTGTAGCTATAGCGGCCCCCTCAATAACCCTGTTTGAATTTACTTTCATTCCGGCAGAATCGATTATTGCTTTCTCTGAGCCTGCTGCATCAAACCTGATAGTGTCATCATCGGCACCCTCTTCCAGTTGGATTTTAGTATCGCCATCACTATCTGTGATGGCTTTCCCTTGAGAAAGAACTATCCCTGTTGAATTCACCTTGGCTATCTCTGAGCCTGCTACGTCAAGCCGGATAACATCTTCATCATCCGATTCTTCCACCTGAATTTTTGTATCACCATCCAGGTCTGATATTTGCCTTTTGGCATCCTCAAAGTCTTGAGTGCTTTCAGCCGTAAGCCTGCTTTGAACAACAGTCACAGGCGTAAGGGTATGGGAAACATTGGTTGTCCCCTCCTGGGCTCTTACAATCGTGCAATTTACTCCCGTTCTGGCAGTTACCTTGACAATCTCTTTAGCTCCATCAGTGTCTACCAGGTGCAGCATCCACCAATCACCATTTGCGATTGTGGGGGCTCCGGTTGCAGAGGTAAGCTGCAAAGCTGTAACAGTAGAATTTATATCCGCAGCCAAAGTCGTGCTGAAATGATTTACAAATACTTGCTGATTCATAAAAACCCCCTAAAAGAATGAACTGCCCGAATAATCGGCAAGAGCATTCGCGTTTGTTTTACCCCTGGTTACCTTGCTTGATGTGTTGTCCATGGCCTTGCTGAACCTAACCCTGTTTTTTGCTGCATCTTTAATCTTAGACCATGGCTTTCCGGGCACATCCTGAAGCTCTGCCAAAGCCCCCCATGTGATAACTTCACGATATTCATCATAGATAAAATCATCTATCTCTACTGCTGCAATCGTGGGCTTGACGATTACTTTCAGAGTGTCGATATCATCATCCTGATCTTCCTCAGGGGTTGGATACACTCTTAATTTGTTTTGAATGGTGAGAAAGCAGGCTGATATGGTTTTTGCTGTGAGGATCTCCCAGTTTGGTACGGTCTGATCCAGAAACCTTTTAGACGTAACCGGAAGCTGAGTTTCATCCATAAAGGCTTTTTGGATCGATACGGGAGTATATAAAGCACCATCAAAAGAAAGGGTATATTCATCAGTATCCTCAAGAACGGATACATCGTCTGCATCGGTTTCTATAATCCAGGTCCGATCGCAGAACTCTATACAGGCATTCCGAATAGCCTTAATAACAACTGATTTAGGGCATTTAAAAACATATTCCTGCAGGTACTCCCTGAAAGTCTCAAAGGTAGTCATTATTTCCTCTTTGTAGATATCATTGCGCTCGATTTAAATTCAATGCCGAGGCCCCTGTAAAAAGATTCCTCATACTTGATAGACCGGTTCCAGTTTACCGGGGAATCCGTATCGATCTCATAGGCGCTTTTCATCATCCAATCTTCTACGGGGTTGATGAAAGTATCATCACATTCAATATCATCTGTCTCGATATCATCTATAAGGACTTCATCGAACGATTTTGAGTAATTCATATCCACATAAACGTCAGTGGTAGCATGAACCGGAGGTGTGTTAAAAAATATTTTGGGTGTTTTCAGGTCAAACATATAATTGTCTATAGAGGTTTCCCCTGTGGCCGAATGCCAGGTAGAAATAAGTTCATCCATCACATATCGATCTATGGGTGTAACAGGAGTACCGGGAGTAAGGCCATCATCGCCCAAATTCCTTGATATATCGATAAACCTTAAACCGTCTGAAGGAATGGTTTGCTTTGTGCCGGCAACAAGCTTTATGGGGCCTGTCGCTATGTTGACATCAGGACGTACAAGGACAAGCTGACTGAGGGCAGCAAGATAATATTCAAGCCAGTCTTCGACTTTTATCCTATCGTACTTCTCATCATCAGTGCTGCCATTCTCGTCATAATCCCCGTACTTTTTTGCGGCCCTTATGATTAACTCGGATACTTTCATTATTTATTTTTTTCCTTCCGGCGCCACTCGTTAATTTTAGCGGTGCTGGCCATAATCACCAGAACCATCGATGATGGATCTCGACGATCATGCTGCTGCCTGTGCTGCATCTCGTTTTGCCTTTTTAACATCCAGTTCCTTAACAGCCTCAAGCATTGGTTCTTTTTTCATGGTGTCCGGGTCAAGGTTAGTCGTGTGAACGATCTGGGCATAAACCTGAAGCTCTGCTTTAGTCATTTCATCAACAGGCTTGTCGATGGAATCAGCCTTTTTTTCCAGGTCTTCATCTTTACCAGGCTCAAGGATCTGCGGAGCCTCCGGAGGCGCAGGAATCTGGCTTTCAGGATCTCCATCCGGTATAAGTTCAGGGGCAGGGGCAGGCTCAAATTTTGCTTTGAGCAGTTTATAAACTTCCTTTTGCCTGGGTTCGTCCATACTGTTGACTATGTCTACAGCACTCTGCGAAACAGCCGGATTGATGATTGTAGGAGCTTGCCCCTTGCAACCTCCTATCCTCCATTCTGCCTCTGCCTGTGGGATCTCAATCATGTCTGTCCGTTTGGAAAGGGTTGCGTCAAAGGTAAACACAACACCGTTTGTTACTTTTTTAAGATATCGCTTCTTTTCCATGGTTACTTTCCTCTTTTATTGCAGGGGGATTGCTCCCCCTGGTTAAATGTTTGTTATGCGATTAAACCCGCTTTGAGCGCCTCTGTAACGGCAAGATCAACAAGAAGAGCCGTTATCATAACCTTGCCTGTGGAAAGCACACCCGTAAGGGCTTGAATTTCCAAGTCAAGAGTTGTGTCTATCAAGGCGTACCCCGCCACCGTAAGAATAGGCACACCGTGAGCGGTATTCACTGTTGCATCATACCCATCGACAAAGTTGTCTGGGTCGGATTCAGGTGAAGATGTAAAGCCAAGATCCAACTCAATTGCGCTGGCAGGGCTCACGGCATTGTCTTTAACCGGCATAATCTGGGCGAATTGAACAATGGTCCCTGCCGGAATATTAAAAACATTAATAATGTCTCCTGCTGCAAGGGCAGACTCCTTTTCCACAAGAGCCACCGCAAAATCTATCTCTTTTACCAGCTTGAAGGTTCTACCCTCCGCTGAAGATGGAAGGCCGTTGCCGAGCCCTCCTGTCAAATTGATAACACTCATCTTTTTTCTCCTTATACTTATAAGAGTTAAGAGCTAAGAAACATGGAGGGCTTTTACACCCTCCAGGGTGTTAGCCTAATGCTAAACGGTTAAAGTTTAACCTGTGCCTTTACGCACGTATCCGGTCACAAGTGCTTCCGGTTTGAGAACCTTATAATCAAACACATTCAAGCCTCGCACGATCTGTCCGAATGTGGTCTGTGCCTTCAAAGTATCCATTTGGGTCATCTGGGCTGCAAACGAGATCGCATCCTTATGGCCTGCCATGGGATAGTAGACAGTATAGCTACCATCCGTTACCTTTTTGATTTTGTTTGACTTGAAAAGCTCCAGGGTATCGATCATACCCAAACGGCCATGACGGATAGAACTTTTGGAATCACCGGTCATGGAAACGTCTTTAATGTCGGACTTCTTGAGCAGGTTGGACATCCACGCCGGGAAAGTAGTCCAACGGCTATCATCCGGCACATCATGTTCATCAAGTATGGTCCCGTAATCAATGGTATATTCAAGGATGTTCTCCTTAGATATGATTTTAGGAGTACCACTAACGCCCATGTTGTAACTGCCGGACTCATGACCTGCCGTAGATCCGATATTGTCAGCATGTGCATCAGCGTACACATCGCCAAGGCCAAGCTCATCAATAGCAATCCTCATCTTCTCACCGGCATCTCTGGACCAGTCTCCCATCAAGTCGATATCAGACTGGTGCTTGTCGATGTCGTTACAGATAAACGAGAAAGACAGGGCTTTTCTGATCGGAAAAGTAATCATTGGGTTGTCAGGATGCTGTAAGTCAAGCTTCTGATTTTTAACGTGCGTATTGATTACGACATCAGCCGTTGTCCTGATATTAATGACGTCGCCCTGCTCTTTGATCTCACCTTCATACTTGGTATTGGCGATTCCTGGGAATACGGATAATGCGTAGTATTTCACCAAAAGGTTGCCTGACCAAATTTCAGGTATAAAATTACCGCTGTATTGCGGGGTTCCTGCTGCTGCTGGTACCATAGTTTATCTCCTTTCCTCTTAACCACCAGGAAAGGCGGTTAAGTTAGTAGTTATCGATTATGCGGCCATCACGAGTAGCCGCTAAAATGTCAGCCTGTGTTTTTTTCACCCAAGCCTGATCCTCTTTACCCTTGAACTTTCCCTCTCGCTGATCATTGTAAAACTTGCTGATCTGCGCCTTTGTGTAAGTCTGCTTCTGTGTGTCCGGAACTGAGCTTTGACTCGCTGAACCATCAGGAGTAATGGACACTTTTTCCAGTGAAAGTTTCGGGTCTGGAGCTGGGTTTGGGGTTGGTTTTGGATCTTCGACAGGAGGGATAATTGTATCCCCTGCCTGGTCGGTATATCCCTTGAAAATCTTTGCAACTTCGATGTGGTTCATCTGATCGTTGTAGCTCTGCAATTGGGAATTTATTACGGGGTTAGCCTGCAAGTATCCGATAAAGCCCGGACTATCGTTTATGGCATCAAAACCCTTAATTCGTGCAGTAAGTTTATCCCTATACTTTACTCGCTCTTTCTTCTGGCCGTCCGCTTGAACAGATTGAACAGAGCCAACAGAGCCTTCCAGGTCTCCTACTGATCCCGAAAGGTTGTTCAATGTCTCTGCCAGCCCCACAAATTCATCCCCGAATGTCCGAAACGCTTCAGGGTCCAGTTTTCCGGGTTTAACTGTATCCGACTCTGCCGGTTTCGCCACTTGCAGTTCAACATTCTGCCGATTAGCCGTTTCAAGTTGCTGTTTCACTCCAAGATTTTCATTGCTTAAAAAATTGACCTGCCCGGTAAGATGAGTCACCTGCGTATTCAGTCGTGGAACTTCGGCTTCATACTTGCCTTTTATGACATTGTGCTTCTGCTTCCACGTTTGGCTGTTTTCATCATCAGCCGGCGCAGGTGTCTCTACGGGTTTGATCGGTTCTGCTGTTGGTTCTGGTGATAGTGGTTCTGCTGTTGGTTCTAAAGGAGCAGGTTGCGACTTATTCTCATCCGGTTTAAGAGCATCTCCCGGTTTTAATTCAGGAGAGGTATTCTTATCATCCGGCGTGAGAGGGTCTTTGTCTGTGTTCCCTTTTGGTGCAATGTTCTTTTGCAGCTCCTGGGCTTTCTTGAGCTGCGCTGCTACTTTATCTGGTATACTCATTGTTGCCTCCTGTGAGCCTTCGCCCTGGGTATTCTTAAAAAGAGCCCTGAACTCAGGTATTCACCCTAAAAAATTGTTATTGAAGCCCTACCTCCCATTCGGTCCATATTGGGCCTGAGCCTGGTGTTGATGCATGGAGAAAGTAGAAAAAAGGAACCACTGTATCTCCATCATCAAAGGTAAACGCAGCCGTGACAGTCGGGGGCGCTCCATCTATTTTGTATGTTACAACTCCTTCCGCACTGACATAGATTTCAAGGGTATGTTCTTCGGTGTCAGCCCAATCGTCCGTTGTGTCAGTAACCGTAGGTGTTCCGCCGTTATTCAAATCAGTTTCGATTTTAATGTCTCCGGAGATGACATTCAGGACAGCATAATCGAGGTAGTTAACCAGTGCCGCGTCATGCGGTTCTGCTTTTCTGAAGCCAAAGGCACAGTCGTCTGTGTCGGCTACGGTCGCTAAGATAAATTTTAATTTCGCATAAAACGCCAGAGATGTGCCGATGACAAATGCAGACCTTGACCTTGCTGTAACCCCCTGGTTTACCTCAATCCCTTCATCCTCAGTTTCGTCAAGACCGACCGCCAAGCCTGTTGCTACAAGCTGTGGGCATAGGACTGTCTGAGTCCCGATGTTATAAAACTCAAACCCTGTCCGTGGGAAAACCATTGAATGTCCCGCCCCATCGGTTCCGGCACATGCTGCACCTGTGACGTTGTTGCATGCAGGAGCGCAATCAAACTTTTCCTTGGTGACAATATCAGGAAGAATGTCTGCTTCCGATACCTCTACTCCTGCGAGTCCGTTCCGACTGCCGAAAAACAACCTTCTGATAGTTGCTATTCCGATTGATAACTGTTCATGTCTCATTGTTTCTCACCTCCCTGTTGTTATGGTTAAAAATAAAAAAGCCTCACTGGAATCCGCACGAATTTTGTCGTGTTAATCGAATCCCAGTGAGGCTTTCGCGTGACTGGCCTAACCTGATACGTTCAATTAAGGAGGTATCAGGTCGTTATGTTTTTTATTTACATATTAAAATCCCAATAGCATTGCTGCACCCGCAAAGCTTTCGATTAATAAATCGTCTACTTTCCCAATAAACCCATCTGAGAATTTTAGACCCGAGTTGTCTGGCCCTACTGCTGTTAAAACCTCACTATACGAGCCGTTTGCTATTTGTTCTGTACCGTCATCCCCACCGGCTGTGGGCGCTGCACCCCCGGCTGTGCGGTCGGATACACCGAAAGAGATTTTGTATTTCTTGCCGTTGACTTCTGCCACATCTTGCAATAAGCTTGTCTCTGCGGATTGCGATCCTGTGACCTGTACAGTTAGATCATATATTATCTCGGTAACAAAATTCGCAATTGTAAAAGAGAAACCATCTACGTAGCCAAAAGCTAAAAACTTAAAAGGAGTCCAAGTCCCAAAAAAAGGAGAATTGCAATCAATAGTTACTCTGGTACTTTCAGTTAAAATAACAGTGTTGCCAGAAAGTGTAACTCCTGTCCCTGCTACCGATGTTATTTCAAAACCACCATCCCAAAATGCAAACACAAGTTCGCCATCATTAGCATTGGACATGGTAAAATCAAAACTTATGCGTTGATGTGTATCCATCGGAGTCATGTAAACTTTTGTCCAAATTCCGTCCCAAGAAGCAGATGGAGTAAAAGACAGTTTTCCATCAGCATCCGTTTCACACACTGTTGGACTTTCCTCTACCTTCCAACCGCCAGTATCACCGGCCACAAGAAAATCATGACTTACAGGCAAGTCGATAGAGTTTTTTACTCCAACATTTCTAAACGGCCCGACACCATCACCTACCGTCCAATCAGTAAGGGTAACAAGTTTTGCGTTTCCAGCGCTTGTGACTCCTGCTAAACCAGACAAATCTAAGTCACCAGCATAATTGCTCAAGGGAGCAGTATCACCAGTAAAAGTACCTAATTCATATACGTTGCCATCAAGATTAGCAACTTCTTGAATTAAGGGATTATCTAAAGTAAATGTAAAACCGTTTGTCACCTTATCACAATCAATTACAAGGGTTTCCCCGATAACTGTGTCAAGGGCTTTAAAATATAAAACTTTGGTTCCATTACCTGAGAAAATAAAGCAAGTGTCACCATTACGATTGACATATATATTGTCACTTGTGCCGAATAAAAATTCAATATTATCGTTCTCGCTCCACAATGCTACCCACTCATTACCACTCTCTTTGTCAGTTATGGTAAAAGGCACAGACATGCGATATATTGTACCCTCAACAATATCCAGTGCTACATTAATACCCTGACCTACTGTATCCACTACGACAGTGAGTTTACTATCAGCATCCGTTTCACAGGTAGCGGGTGACCCAAGCATTGTCCATCCATCTTCTGTATCATCACCAGTAAAATCATGACTTGCTGGCAGATCATTTAGAATAGTAGGGAATAAAGACTCGTCAAAATCTGCCAAATAAATAAAATTACCAGCTACATATCCATGACTTGCCGCAAGCGTGATGATTGCTGGATCAGCATTACTAATCTGAGTTACAGCTTTTGCAGCGCCTAATGTTATGTCTGAAAAATCTCCATTTGTTTGAAGTTCAGCCATTTACCTCCCCTTTACGCCCCTCCGTCACTTACGCCTCCCTGGATCGTATAAGCAACCCAGATACCATTGCCGGAACTGTCCTTTTCCCTCTTAAACATAAACTTATCACCATAGGAATTTGATATATCCGCATGGTTGCCTGCCGTGTAAGCCGTACCGTCCACAAGAAAGCTCTCACCTGCAGGCGGTTCGAAATCAGTAGTTTGGCTTGCCGTACTTACAAAAAACTGAAAAGCAGCTCCTATGGTGGAAGGAAACAGGGAAATAGTCATAGATGCTGCCTGACCATAGTTATCATAGTTCTGGTTCCTCACATCATCATTGGTAAGATCCCTGCTTTTGGTGATGCTTAAGCCTCCCAAAGTTCTAAACCTGGCATTCTTTGTAACTGATAGTTCTGCTATCGATCTTTGCTCTCTCATATTTTTTCACCCTTCAAGACTTTTTCTAAAAGAGCTACGATCTGTTTCAGCCCTCTTATCAAAGCTTTTGCTATCTGCCTGCTGTCAACTGTTGCTGGCTTGTCATCCATTAATAACTTCCTCCAACACTTCTTTCATATCCTCTTTCATCTCATACCTGTAATGCTCAAACGCATCATCAATAGCATCAAGAATAATCCTCTCAACCTGTTCTTGAGTGGGGCAATCCCCTATGGCGTTTTCTGCTGCATCATCTGCCATGTCCTCAATATAGTTACAGCCGGATAAGCAGAGGAAGATGAATAGAGCGATTGCTTTCATTTCAAATCCACCTCCATTATCTTGTTAACAATCGTTCGCATATCGTCTAAATGCTTCACGGTTGCGCCTATCTGGCCTGTGCTGCCATGGCCTTCTGTGGGTCTGACCCCGGCGCTCCAAAGCTCATCCATAAGTTGCTGTGACTGCCGGGTGTGTAAATGCATTGCCGGTGCCCCTAACATCACCCCCTTCTCATATCTGCGCATTATTATTTCGCCAAAATACCTAACGTTCGGATTTCTATACCTTGGATCTCCTACATCTTGGCAAGCTATAACTAATGTTTTATGAAAAGAATGAGGATCACGGGCAACGTGAAACTTCACTTCATCCTGATCGCTCATTTCAAGCAATTTGTAGCTTTCTTTGTTCATGCAACCCCCCAGGGAATACCCTTTATGAATTGTCGTCTGTTCATTTTTTTACCTCTACCTCAACCATCTCTTCAAGAAAGGGATGCCATACATATCTCGTTCCTGTGGCAATTGGTTCTTCGTTAAAAATCTTCGCACATTCGACAATATGCTCAAGAATATTATCCTTGGTTAAAGGTACCTCCATTGGTTTGTACCTGTTGACCGGCTCATTCATGCAGCACCTCTAACAGCACAACAAACGCCAAGTCCTTCAGCTTTTATGGCTCCTGGACACCCAAATAGAATATGCTTCACCATTTTGCCATGGCTCAAGGTTTCTGGAACCATATGAGATAGATAAATATTCATATTATCGATTTCTCCCATAAACCCACTCGAAACTCTATACTGAAGATTTTTATAATCACTTCTTCTTATCATTTCTATAAATTCTGCAGAAAGCAAACACCACTTACCTTTTGTTGGCTCACCCCAAAACTCAAATCTTTCCTCCAGTACAGTCTCCATGTCAACTATTAAGTCTAAGATATTGTTTTTGTTGATTTCAATCGGATCTTCTATAGTCCCAAGATTAAACATCGCAGAGCAAATACCTGCCGTATTGCCTCTATTTTCATCTGGCACACAATTAAGGAGATCCATAAAGAGTTCTCTGTGTCCTTCTGTGTGTGGCTTAAAATGATCTGGCCTGTTCATTAATGTTCCTCCGGAGGACTCAAAGGCTCCATCTTAAAATTTTCCCCCATTTGATGGGCTGGCTTTGCACTCCTCACCTTTTCAATAATCTCAGGAGAGCTTTCTATCCGCTCTAAAAGTGCGTCAATATACTGACAGGCTCCCTGCTGCTGAGAAAGCACATCCCCCACTGCCTTATCGTTCTTCCTTCTGAAATGATCCAGGTCGCTCTGGAATAAGTCCTTAAGCGGTTTAAGGTCAGGATCACCCCGTACCTGTTTTAATACCGCTAATGTTCCGATGTCTTCGCACTTTGGCATCGCTATCATGCTGCTTTGACTCCTTTAGTTTCTTTAAGTGGATCAGGATACTTAACATCGCTCATGCCTGTTATTTTAACCGTTTCATTTTCCCCAAACAGATCAAAGAAGATATTATCCTTAGATGCCCAATAGAGTAACCAAAATTCAAGAGGGTCGTATTCCTCTCGAATATTTTGCCACATAACAATATCTTCTTCGTAAATTATAACGTTCTCGAAAAAATAAAATGGTGACTCCTTACGCCGATAGAGATCCCCGATAATGGGGTCATTCTCTCTTATTCCCGCAAATACACGCCTTTTGACTATCAGCCTTTGTGGCCGCTCATCATAACGAAGCTCAAAGGCGGTGACGGCATCTATTACCTGACCGAAATTCTCGCAGTCGTTGATATCTAAATTCATGCTGCCTTAACCCCTTTCCCCCCAGGAAGCTGAACATTTGTTCTTACAACATAGAAAGCAGGGCCTACGATATATTCACTTTTCACAAAGCTACCGTCCGAAATGAAGGCCACACACTCCTTATCTTTGTATATGTATGCTCCTGCCTCCCAAAACTCGTCACCCTGGCTATCTCGATGCCTTGAGAACCTTACCTTATGCTTCTGATACATCGCCTTGGCAAACTTATCGTTGTTAACCATATTCATAAATATCAAACGCCCGTCCATTTTCTTTGCGCCAAGTTCATTGACAACACCGCATTTCCTTAAAACCTGGACAACACACTCCCCGACAAAAACCCCTGCACCCTCCATCGTATTAAACCGGTAATCCTTGAGATCCTTCTGAATGTATACCCATTGATCCTGTTCATCTTCCTCAATTTCCCCCAGGGTGCGATGGTCTGTCTGGCTTTCAAGCTCCTGTAAAGTTACTTCCTGATCACCCACCGTTACAGCGTTTTTCAAGCCGGGCTTTGAATCTTTCTCTATTTCTTTCTTTAGAAGATTTGTAAAATACTCTTTAATCCCCATCCTGATCTTCAATAGTTTTTTAAACTGTTCGAGCATCCTGACCTCCCATCCTGTCACCTGCCGGATTAGTGTTTGTTCCCTTGCCGTTGTTTTGTGGCCCTGCCTGTTGGAGCACCAGCCTTTTAAGATCCTCATCCGATGGTACGATATCCTCCCCGCCCATATCCAGACCGCTTGCGACTTTTCGCGTCATCTTTGCGAGTCCCTCCGGCCCGATTATTTGTGACAGTAAAGGATGCAAAGCAGTTTGTAGAAATTCATTCCTTCTTATTTGAGTCTGCTCTTTTGCCACAAGGCTACTTGAACCCTTGGGTATAAGCTTAATGTCACCCATCCTTAAAACCGGGTCAGGATCATTCAGTCGCAGGAAGGTATAAACCCCCTTGACAGATCCTTCTATAACTTCATCGATATTGCTGATAACCAGCTTAATCCCCCTTGAAGCATTGGACATCATCATTGAGAAACCGGTTGCCGTGTTAATCGCACCGCCCCCGGAAGATTGACCATAGCTGTATTTTGGTACACCGGATCGGTTGTCAGCCTGGTCGCTGAAAAACTCATAAAGCTTTATCAGATCATTAATCATGCTCTTGGGCTGAAAGAACCAGATAGGCGGTTTCCCACCATTTGCTACATCAGCTAAATGGAACTGCCATACTTTCAACGGCGTGATATTGGTAATAATTTCACCGGCTGGCATTGCATTCTTATCCACGCCGATTTGAGGCCCGGATATCATGCCTGCATTATTGACCATGTTCCTTGCAGCCGCATTGCACACATCACAGTTGTCTTCTATAACTTCGGGTAAACTGTCACCCCAGAACTGGTCAGTCTTCTTCCGGAAACTCGCCTTATAGTAACCCCTGTCACCTAAAAGATTGCCGTTAAGCTCTGCCTTGATTACATAGTTTCCTATCTGCCAGACCTCCACTTCATACTCTGCGAAAAGATCAGGCACTCTTTCTACCTCTATACCATGTTCGAGCAAAGAGAGCCCTTGAATTGATCCCCAGAACTGCAAGGCATCAATGGTACCTTCAGGGTCAAGCTCGGCATGAGGCCGTTCTGATAGCCTGTCAACTTCATTCTGTCTGGTTTCGTATATCCATCTTTTCAATCCACCGTTTCCGTAATCCCTAAGGACGTTGTCAATGGCCTGGCTGTCATATCCTTTCACACCCTTCATTGCGACCAGGGACTTGCGTGTGAGGGAATGCTTTTGAAACAGATATCCGTCATTACAATTTTTTGAGGAAGGAGAAGGAAACATATCCACTGGGTTAGGAGCTTCAAACTCCATATTGATCTTATCAACAACCTGCGGAGATCCGTTCTCATCCCAGACAATCTCTTTTCCCATGCGAAAGACAGGCCCCTTAAGGAAACTTGCTTTATAATCAACCAAATTAAAAATAAAATCTTTAAGTGCCTGGCGCCAATTCGATTCTACAATAACATCCTTAATCTTGGTCTCTACCTTGCGCTCAACCTCTTTTGCTGCTTCCGCTAACTGCTGCTGTATCTCCCCGGCTATGCCCTGGATTCTGTTGACCACATCTTCGGGTGTGGCCTCTACACCAATTGCCATATCCTGCTCTACCAGGGCCAACACCGACTGCTCGATACTTTGATGCTGTTCGGGGGGAAGATCAGGCACAGGAGTCGGTGATACTCCCCAAGGTTCTTCATCGGCCGGCAACAAGATATCGATCAACCAGGCTTTTAATGCCGTAGATTTTTCATCGGCCAAACGCATATATACTGAAGCACCGCCCCTGGCTCTGATCTTAGCCAGCTTATCAGGCTCATATTCACCCCTAAGCATACGTTTTATTCTCATATGCTTCCGCTCAATTTCGAGCTTTGCAGTCTTGGCAGCTTCCCATCTTTTTAAAACATGAGATGTCAGGGAAGAAACTAAAGGGCTTGCCTGCACCTGTGCAGCATCCCTTTTGGCGACTTCCTCCCTTTCATCCTGGTCAAGCTGGTCGTTGGTTCTGAATTGTACTAAAGAGTCCACCATAATTAACCCCCACCATTTCCACCACCGCTAAATGATACGCCAGACATTGATGGTGTGGATGCTGCCTCAGCACCTTCAATCCATGTTGGATCGCCTGTCTGATCTTCAAGCCATGCTGTGCTTGTTAAATCTGACAATAAACCATCAACCCAATCATTGTCACTGGGGTTTGTTGCACCGACAAAAGAAGGTATGGTTACACCGTTCAAATAAGGGTGCGCCCCGCCGATCCCACCATTTGCTATTGTAGTGGCGCCATCAACAACATGCGCCCCCCTGGTTACGAATTTATCTGCCCCAGTAGTTCCCACGTACAGTAAATCTCCACCGCTATATGCATTAGTATATTGATCTCTTGGTGTGTGAGTTAATGATTGCCCTTCAAACTCCGATACGGTAAAAAAGTTATTTTGAATCATCCTGAATTGGTCTGGATCATCGGGCCGGTAAAAATAATTGTCAGATGAATAATACCCCGTAATAAGGTCAGGTGATGAGTATTGAGTTCTGCTACCGCCTGAGTACCAAAGGATATTTATCGCTGTGGTAGTTCCCCAGTCCATTGAATCTACATTTGTATAATGCACATCAGCAGAATCAAAAATATTGTTCCAGTCATAACCATAATGAATCTGGTTTTCAGTAAAACCGCTAAAACCGCTATAGATACACCCAAAACGCGTTATCCCTGCGTCGACCGGATTCCAAATGGTGTTATTATATATTGTTACTTTATATAGCTGAAAGTCAGGTTGATAATGTACGACTATTGCAAAGTTAGGATTATCGAAAATGTTCTGGTATATTTGACAAAAATCTTGCTCGGCGTTTATACAGTACACAGCGATGTTCTGAAAAAGATTATGATGAATTTTATCACCCATTGTTTTATATGTATCGACAAAATCAGCACCACCAGTATTTCTACCTGTAAATAACTGCCCGCCTTTATGCTTAATTGCAATCGGAGCATCATTGAAATAATTATATCGAATAGTATTTCTGGTTGTTACATTTGTCTCGGTGCCATTAAATCCATTCTCGCCTATAGAGTTCCATGCATAATCGCCAAACATAGCGATATGAGCTGAATTGTTGTCCGTGCCAGAGTCCATCCCGTTATTGTCAAAATAGCAATATTCTATAATACTATCATGTAGGGCATAAGTTCTTATACCGGCAGGGTTTTCATTTCCATTGCTTGCCGTATTGTCATGTATATAGAGGTATCTGAACTCTAAGAAATCACCAGCTATGCCAATGCCTCCCCCCGAATTAGTAGACCCACCTCCTGTAATTTCAAGTCTTTGAATAGTTAAATACTCAAATTCATTCCCACCGTCCCGCCCGTTATAGGTACGACCCAATGCAGTCCCGCCAGACGCATTTATGATCGCCCACTCTCCAAGATAAGACTGTATTGTTGCGTAATCCTCAGCAATTCCACTTGCGCCTTGATTACTATCCATAGTTACGTTTTCGTTATATGTACCACCACGAATATAAATATCGTCTGAGGTCGAAACATAATCGACTGCTTCTTGAATGGCACTATAGGCTCGTTCTGAACCAGAACCACAATCCCTTTCCGTGACTCTATATGTAGTACAATCAGCAATGGTTGAATCAACGTAAACATCTTCCGCAAATACTGGAAATGCAACTAATAAAAACAAACTTATCGTTATAAATATATTTCTCATTGTATTAACATTATCCTCCTTGGATCACCGCCACCGCCTGCAGCATAGGTAATATCTGCCTCAATTGTTGAACATGCAGGGTTATAATCCCCATCTAAACCGCGCAAAGACAATTCCACGTCCATAGCATTGACTTCACCTTGAGTCCACACACCTGTAAACGTGTAGGTCAAATCTGTTAGAGTTTCCGGTAATGTCTGATACTGCCCTCCATCCGGTGTTTCCCAGCTACTTGCTATATATAATCTAATGCCCACTGCATCATCAAGCGCACCACTCCCGCCAGTCTCACCCGCATAAACCTTTATTACAATCTGAGATGTTTCGTCACCACCACCCATAACTGAGACATTAGCAAAGCTATACTGCTCTATTTCGTTTGAGCTTCCATATGCATTTCTTACAACGGTTGTATAACCATCTTTAGACGCATATCCTTCGTCTATCATATCGTAACCATCAGTACCCGAAGTATATGTCATTGTTTGCCCGGAAGTTCTACCGTCAGGAACAATAGATTCTTCTGCAGCAAAAACATATAGGGGAAGGAATAAAGCTATGAATAAAGTAATAAGACATCTTTTCATTTTAATCATCCTTTGTATATGTCCAGCAAATACTTACCCATGTTGGATCTCCGCTTACAGAAGTAACTACAAGATCAAGCCTATCGCCATCGGCCATTGCTGTATCGCCTCCTAAATCAGTATCCTCAGCTTCACCGGCTGCTGGACTTATATCTGATCCATTTACATCAGCCGGGCTTCCATCGTCTATTTGAAGATCAAAATTAACCGTCTGATCGGATTCGGCCCATATACTCGTTAGGGTTACGGCAATATCTTTTGTTCTCCATATGCTTTCCAGATCGTCGTCTGCTGTCGGATCTTCAATGTAAATACATTTTGAATCAGTATATAATTCAGCATCGGCATTCATTGTGTTTGTAGACAATGTTAATGATCTTCCAGCCGCCAATGCTGTTTTACTCACATCTATGCTACCAGCTAAATGCTCATTATCTATCGAACCATCGACATACTGATCGCTGTCAACGCTTTCTGCTGACATATGAGCCAGGTCTATCGATGCGTCAACGTAAGCATCGGAATCAACAGAGTTGGCTGATAGATGTTCTACGTCTATTGACCCATCAACATAATTGTCTGAATCAACAGCATTTGCAGCTAATGTGACAACCCCGGCAGAATCAATCGTAATATCACCGCTCACAGCTTTATTGTCCCAGGAGTCTGAACCATCCCATATCAGAAGATGACCAGCAGCCGGTGAAGATATGGTTGTGTCTGTCATACCTGCCAACGTACCTGTGCCAGATGCACCAAGGACGGTATCAATCCCCTGTAAATGTGCTGCCAGATCGTCAACATTAGCTGCCTCTGCCGGTGTTGTCGCTGGTGTATAATTACTTGGGGTAAAGTCTATACCCAGATGGTCTCCGTCTATCTCGTCTGCTCCTGCCCGTTCATGGCCTGCGTTATGGGATAATCCATCTGAAAGGTTTGTAAGAGCTATCTGTGTTCCGTTAATTTGGAATGTATGGCCGGATGAAACATCTACATTCCCGTTTACCTGAAGCTCATTAGCATCAAGATACATATCGACCGATGTGTCGACGGTTATAGAACGTCTGAATTCCAACCTGTCGGTTGTGGTATCATAAATGCCCATCCAGTAATCCGTTCCATCGTTTTCATCGAACTTGTAATATGGATTGTTGACAGCCTCAGATGATATACTGCCTGCTAAATACACATTTCCGTCTGAATCAGCATCAAATATGGTAGTACCATCAGAATCTTCAATCTCAAATACGTTTGCTCCGGCAGCATCTCCTAACTGAAGGACAATATTTGATGTACTTTGGAGTTCGTATGCTGCTATTGCCAGATCACCGCCTAATGATGGCGTGGTATCGTCCACAAGATCTTCAAGGAATAGGGTAACGTCAGATAGCGCAGAATACAAACCAGCCTCGTTTGTAAGCGTTCCCTCTTTAGCATTTAATTGAGCTTGAATAGCAGAAGTCACACCATCAACATACAGCAATTCTCCTGCTGTTAGGTTGCCCGAATCGCTAATACCATCAATTATGTTAATATCTGAGGTGTTTAGCGTAGCACCGTCGATGATCTCTAATTCAGCTTCTATGATTGCCGCTGACCCAATTGTGAGTCCTGTTGAAGTGACCACGCCATTGGAGGTAATAGCGCCGATACCTGTCATGACACCTGTTGATGATATATCCCAATCAGAACTGTTAATTGCGATTGTCTCTGAGCCACCGCCCAAAGTCATAGCGGTTGTCCCTGATATGGTTTGGCTGGTACCCATGTCTATACCTGATAATGCGGTCAATGTGTCTGTGACTGTCACAGCGTCACCGAACGTCATCAGGCCATTCCCTGCTGTCATAGAATGATCCGTACCAGACACATCGAATGTCCACACAATCGACGCATTAGAACCGTCTGACCATGTATCTGTACCGTCTGCACTGATTTCTGTTGTATCCACGGCAACTGTCACAGCACCACCGTCACCACCGGCATCAGTGACATCTATGCCATAACCGGCTGTCAGGACACTCTCATC